ATGGCGATCACGGTTCACCATTCGATCCTCACGCATCCGGGCACTTGGCTCCGGCGCAATATCGTGGAACCGTATCACCTCACGGTCCAAAGCACGGCCACGGCGCTGGACGTGACCCGCGCGACGATGAACAACTTGCTCAATGGTAGGACCGCGCTCTCGGCCGAAATGGCGATGCGCTTCGAGAAGGCGTTTGGCGTCTCCGCCGAGACTTTGATGCGCATGCAAACCGCCTACGATCTTGCCCAGTTGCGTGAGCACGCGGACTAGCTCGCCGTCACACGGCTCGCCAAATCCGCCTGATCGTCGCAAATAAGCGAACCGTGCTCAAATTCCCGCTGCTTACGCAGGGTTCGGTCGAGCGCGTCATCCTACGAGCGCCTGAATGCCGCTGACTTACAACACCGCGAGGTAAGGGCGAAGCGTGCCTGCCGTCTCGTTCAGACCTACAGCTTCGATCTTGAGCAACAAGGTCTCGGCAGTCAGAGCCGGATTCTTGAAACGCTCCCGCATGGACCTGAGCGCACCAACCGCACGGCCGGGGTCAAGTTCGATGGTGTCTGCAATGAAGGCGTCCGTGGACTTCGCCTCGATGTTGAGGCTGGTCAGCACATCGGCGGGAAAATCCTTGAGGTTGTCAGTCACGATCGTCGCCGCCTGCGCCTTCAGGGCGGCTGCGACAACATGGTGGTCATTCGGGTCCGGGATCGCAGCACAGGAGGGCTCAAGTGCCTCGTAGCCGGTGACGGCCGCTTCCTCGAAAGCTGTCTCCATGTTGGCGCGCTGACGCTGCGCGATGGCGGCTGCATCGGCCTGCCCCTTGTCGGCATGTATCCGCTCGAGCGCCAACTCCACCTCGTCGAGAACCTTGGCGGACCATCGAATGCGAAAGAAGCCCGCCTCTGCGAGCGTGAGCAGCATGTTGCGCTTGAGGACACCCACAAGCGCGCAAGCGTCAACGAATGCCGTATAGCGGTTGGCGAACAAGGCTACAGCAGCTCCGAGTCATTCTCTGCCAAGTTGGCCAAGGCAGCGCCGCGACGCGCGTCACGCGCCTGCTTGTAGGCGAACAGGTCTTCAGCACGGATGCGACGGTGCCTCCCCACTAAGACATGGGGTATAGCCTCCTTGTCCAGCAACGAGATCAGGTGGGGACGCGACACATTCAGGATGTCAGCCGCCTGTTGGGTCGATAGCATCTGGTGGACCGGCACCAGCGTCACGGCGTCGCCCCGTCCGATGTGACCCAGCAAATCGAGTAGCAAGTGCGACAGCGCGGGGGTTAGGGTCACGTCGACTGGCTGCCGGTCGTCATCAAGCACGCGAAGTGTCGCGCCGCCATCGGCGTGAGCTGCAATGATCTGGCGCAACTGGTTCGCCGCCACCTTCTCGCTCGCAGAAGGCAGGCGCGCGCCGATTTCCTCGGCGAAGGCTGGGATGGTCATGATTGGGCTCCTCTGCTGCGCGCGAGCATACGATATTCGCAATGAACGCAACAAGTGAAATATACGAAAATCGTAATCGCTCCCATTCTGCGCGTCATTCAAGAGGAATTGCACGCTAGCTGACACAGAATGCGTTCCAGTCTTCCATCATGACCCGGCGCTTCTCGAGAAGGTTGCCTCGACGATAGGCCGCCTCGGTCTTGTTCTTCACCACGTGCGCAAGCGCCGCCTCCGCAACATCGCTGGGGTGCTGGGTTTCCTCGCTTACCCAATCCCGGAACGACGAACGAAAGCCGTGCGGCGTGTAGGGTTCGCGCATTTCGCGAAGCAGCTTGGAAAGGGTCATGTCCGACAGGGGGGATTTCGGCCGCGATCCCGGGAAGACCAGAGCGGCCTCTCCCAAAATCAGTTCCTGACACCGCCGCAGAATTTTCAAGGCGCCGTCGTTTAGCGGCACCACGTGTTCGCGCTGGGCTTTCATACGCTCTTTGGGAATGGTCCAGAGCCGGGCGTCGAAATCGATCTCACCCCATGTGGCCTCCCGCACCTCGCCTGAACGAGCAGCAGTGAAGATCGCGAACTGCAAGGCGAGCCTGCTGAACGTCTCGCGCTCGGGGAGGCGGCGCAGGAAGGCCGGGACTTTGTCATAGGGCATGGCGGCGAAATGGCCGTCCTTCTTCGGCTGGCGCGGAAGCCCCTTGGTAATCGCGCGCATGGGAGCCTCGGTCTCGCGAAAGCCGGAGGCATAAGCCCAATCGAGAATTGCGCCGACCCGCTGACGAACGCGGCGAGCGGTCTCGGGCTTGGAAAGCCAAATCTCGGCGAGGAGATTTCGAATCATTGGGCCCGTGATCTCATTGACCTGACGATCCCCGATATGAGGGAAGACATAGGCCTCCAGCGTACTGGACCACTGCGCCGCGTGCTTCTGATTGCGCCAGGTCTTGTCGTTGGCAGCGATCACCTTCGCCGCCGCCTCGCGAAAGGTCGGTATGCCCTGCGCCTTGCGCCGCTCGAAAATGGGATCGAGCCCCATCTCCATCCAGCTACGGATTTCCCTCGCCATCTCTCTGGCGGTCGCGAGCGAGATTTTCGAAGCGCTGCCGAGACCGAAATCTCGCCGCAGGCCATGCTTCTGCACACGGCACATCCAGCTCTTTGAACCGCCGGGCTGGACGATGAGGTACAGACCCTCGCCATCACCCAATCGGCCCGGCCGAGTGGCCGCCTTAACGCTCGTTGCGGACAGTTTTCCCATGCCAAAACCTTCCCACATTTCTTCCCACGAAACGACTCGGACGCCGTGCGATGGAGTGAGATGCGGTGGGAAGCGAATCAGGGCATAAACCAAGGAAATCCTTGGATTTATGAGACTGAATCGTGATGTGGTGGGATGGTCCCTTGGCGGAGAGGGTGCCCGTCACAAGATCGGCAATATATGGCTGATTTCTGCGGCTAGAGCTTGTGTCGAAGAATGCGATACCCCGGATTATACCCCCAGCCGATTTTTGCTAGGAGTTCGAATTCCGGGCAGTCCGCCTAACCCTGCGAATCATCCGCCGCAACGGCGTCCCGGCCAGTCTATCATGGCCAAGGCTTCTGGGTTACGCTTGGGCATGGCGAAATCACCTCTCGAGCGAATCGCGCGCGCCCTCTGTGACATTGATCGCAGCCCAGCCGATATGATCATCAACGGCCAGCCGGTCTGGATGGGTTACCTGCCCAAGGCCAAAGCGGCATTAGAGGCTATCCGGGAGCCGAGCGAGGCGATGGATTCCGCTGCTGCTGTATGCGAAAGCAGCGTCGTCGGCGATGTCTATCGAGCTATGATCGACGCTGCTCTGGAGGAAGGCGCTGAACAGCCAGTACCTGCCGAGCGGGCTTTCTCGCCCGGTCGCTTTCAAACCAAGGTGACCAGATAGGGCAAACGACGTGGAGGTCTACAGATCGTCCTCTGGGCGGGGCGCCCAACGGTCCTCGAGATAGTCCCAGAGCTGCTGATAGACAGCCTGCTGTTCCGCTTCCGTGGTGTCGATACCCAAGCAAACGGCCTCGTCGGCGAAGCTCCACACGATCACGCCGTCGCCTTCATATTCGAATTCTACCTCGCGCTTGCCGCCGCGAAATTCGACCTCGGTCTCGTAAACCGTCACACCCCCGACCCTCGCGTCTGCCCAGCCGCCCAGGTGCGCTCCCGTTCGCATTCCCGGCAGACGTGCGGCTGGCAGATGTCCTCGCCGCCGTCTTGGCGCGGCATGATGTGCACGCGCTCGACAACGGCGGCGCCTTCGACACGGTTTCGATAGTTCGCCCGCTCTTCGGCCGGGAACGGCGAGAAATAGCCAGGCGCCGCGCTCTCGCCCCGCCATGGGAACACGATATCGGCTGGCCAGACCGTTTCCTTGCCGTCGGCGCGGAAATCGCCCCTGCCCGACATGCGCGCGAGGTAGGCCCGGCAGTGCTTCGACCAGACTTTCTTTCCCCACGAGGTGCCGCCGTGGAAGTCAGAGGCGGAGGCGCGCAGGGCCTTGCGCAGCTGATCGGGCGTGGCCTCCGGGTTTTCAGCGTGGATACGGGCGATCCACTGCGGCGCGGCTTTCTGCCAGTCACGCATGTTGGTGACCTCGCTCACCCCGAATTTCAGCGCGACGCTGATCTCCGATCGCGTGCTGGCGATCGCCCAGACTGGGCCTCCGATCATATACGGCCATCGCGAAACAGCATGTCTGACACCAACGGAAGCTTTCCAAGCCGTCATCGCCACGCTCAGTAATGACCCGGTTTCTAGTTCCCGGCTCGCATGGTCCCGCGCAGGTATGACAAGTCCCACCCTTGCGGTTCGTGACCATCTTGTCGGAGAGCGCGACCTCTCCATTCCCGAAATCACCCGCAAACGGATCGTCAGCAAGGCATTCAGCTTCCCAGCGGAACGACTTTACCGTCATGGCCTGCCTCCATTCTGGCAATCTGCCTGAAGCCAAGGCGGAGAATGCCGCTGGCATTCCGCAACGCCGGGATCATAGGGCGGCTGGGCGCAGCCGGAGAGGGCCAGCGAAAGGATGGCGGCTCGGATCATGCCTTGTCTCCCCAGTGCTTGCGGAAGATCTTTACGACTTCGACTACCCTCTCAATCGGGCCAATGATGACCCCGAATATGATGGCGAGTGCAATCACGATCGGCAGGATTGCGATGTTGCTGGTCCGGTGAAGCCAGAGTGATGCTGAGCGCCTCATGTCTTGACCTTTCCGAGAGCGCGGCGCGCGTCCTCGATCGCCAGCAATGGGGAGAGGCCCCGCCCGACGATATCTCGTTCGCGGTCGTTGATCGGCCCGGACCAGCGATAGATTCTCCACTCCCGCGAGAGGTCATCGTCATCGCCGTAAAGCGGCTCGTAATAGCGCAGCTCGAACGACGTCTGATTGGTGAGCCAGTCCCATGCTTCACGGGCATCAGCTGAGGCCTTGGCCCGGTCGACGTAGAGATCAATCCACTCCTGGAGGCGGTCTAGGTTATGGATCAGCCCGACCATTCCCGGATCGCGCTTCCGCACGATCTCCAGAGCGCCCTCGATCACCGAATTCAGCCCGTTGTCGAGGATGGGCATTCCATCCATGGCGGGCGGTTGCTTGTTGGTGCGGGCATCGATCAGGAGCGGGAGGGCCTGTGCCCATACCACATCGAATGACGTAGCATCTCTGAACCCGGCGTCCCGCTTCGCCTTAGCCAGCCACACCGCGCGCGCCGCCGCATCTTCCTTTAGGCGCTCAGCGTTGCGCTCCGCCGCCCCGGCGCGTCGATCCGCCTCGTCCAGCTCCCTGCTCCGGGCCTGCATGGCTTTCCGGAGATAACGCAGTTCTCCAATCAACTGCCGCACCTCGGAGCCTACAAGCCCCACAGCATCTATCTTCGACGCCTCGAAGTGCTTTGCCAGATCTTCGTCTGACATTGGGATGCCTGGAAAGCTCATGCCGCCGCCCTCCCCGAATTCTGCATGCGCTCGTCGATTGCGTCGCGGCACGACGGCAGCCCGTGCGGCTGGCTGTCGTTCAGGTCGACGTCGTAGTAATTGCCGAGCATGAGGCGGTTGACGTTGTGGCTCTGGATCAGCCTCCAGCTGTAGGCCGTGCCGTAGTGAGCGTTCAGCGCCGCGTTGCAGCGGTCGAGGTAGTCCAGACGTGCCTTGTCGGCTTGCAGTGCGGCGATGGCGGCGCGATGCTTGACCGCCGCCTCCTGCCATTCCTGCGACGTGAGGTTTTCCAGCGCCCACGCAGTCTCGATACCGTGGACGGGGCACTCAGCATCCTCGCCACGGATCTCCATGCAGGTGCAGCCCATCAGACGCACTCCCGACCAACAGGCAAGGGCATCCACCCGATCACCTTTCCTGCGCCCTGGACGTAATGATCGTGCGACCAACACCAGCCCGCAAATTCCCAGCCCTTGCCCTCGTCGTCGCCGACGTTGTGGTCGTTGTTGTGGCCTATCGTAACCGCAGTGGTCGCATCGTCGAGCGGGTGCTCGCCATTGGTGTAGTCGACCAGCAGCAAGACGGTGCCGTCCCGGCGATCCCAAGTGCTGATCGGTCTGAAGGGTGACTTCACCAGCTCCTTGCCCGCAGGTTCGGCGGGGCACTTCTCGATTCGGAACCCGGCGGCGTTGCGGTGCCCTCCCCCGCCCTGCCCCTTAGCCACCGCGCTGACGTCGGCGCGATCGTCGCGGCTACGCAGCGACCACGTCACGGCGCTCTCGCCGGTGACGGACATGGCGGCGAACGGCGCGGCCGGGTACTTGTCGAGCAGGTAGTGCCCGACGGCCGACACGAGTGAATAGGGGCACTCAACCGAGATCACGCCTTCGACGCCCGCGACGGTGCGCAGATGCGCGCGGCTGGCGATCTCATCGATGAGCTGGGCGCGCCAGGCGTAGATGGCCCGCCCCTTGTTCAGCGGCTCCATATCGCCGCGTTCCATGCGCCAGTGGATCTCGTCCACCTCGCGGATCGTCAGACCCGCCGCCTGGAAGGCGAGGTGCAGCAGCTCGGCCGGATCGCCGGCGCCGGGCTTGAACCGCCAGAGGTCGTACTGCTCGGCAAGCACGACGACGTGCGGGGCCGGTTCAGAGGGAAACGCGAAGCTCCACGCCATGTGCGCGCCGCTACGGTCCATGTCGAACAGGCCGACGATCGGCGGGCAGCAAGCCATTTCCAGCTGCTCGAGCGCGACGTGGACGTTTCGCGACGTGATCTCGCGCGGCCAATTCTCTTCCAGCGTAAAGGCGGCAAGATCGTGCTGCGCAGTCTTGTGGTGGTCGAGGATGACGATCGAGCGCGCGCCTGCCTCGACCATCGCTTCCAGCTGAGCCTGCGGGTACGAGAAGTCGACGATCAGGATGTTCTTGTCGGCCACGTCGGCGGGCGGCTGGAAGCCATAGTTCGCGGCGAGGTAGTGAACCTCATGCGTCCAGCGCTTCCAGCACGCCCAAGCGGCAACGATGCCGTCGGCGCACTTGTCATGGTAGATTACGAGATCAGGTGCCCAGGCGGCGTCGGTCATGTCAGTTTCCTTCGTGGGTTTCGGGGGCGGCGCCAGCGCGCCAGCCCATTGGGTCTGCGATCCAGCTGTCGATGTCGGCCTCGTACCAGCCGACAAGGCCCGGGCTGATCCGGGTGGAGCCCGGGAACGTGCCCAGCTCCATCCGGCGGTATATGGTGGTCCGGCTCAGGCCGGTGCGGGCCTTCACAGCGGCGAGGCGCAAGAGGGATGCGGTTCCGGTCATGGTCGCCGCCTCAGGCCGCGATGGCCGGCGCGCGCCAGCCCATCGGGTCGCTGACCCACGCATCGATGTCGCTCGCGTACCAGGCGACCAGCCCGGCGCTGATGCGGAGGCAGGCGGGGAAGGTCTGCGCCTTCATGCGGTTGTAGATCGTTGTGCGCGACAGGCCGGTGCGGCCAGTTACCTCTGCGAGGCGCAGCAGGCTTTCGCGGCGTCGGTCGGCCGTCATCGTTCGGTACTCCTCTGTGATTCCTGATCTGCCCGGCTGGCCTTCCACCGCTCAAACGCGGCGGCGTGGCTGGGGCAGAGATCCTTGTCGGGCGCGGGCGACGTCGTGCAGCGCGTGCAGATCGGCTGGTCGCAGGTGCCCTCGCCCACCTTCCAGTCGCACAGCAGGCTTGCACGGCCGCCGCAGCTGGTGCAGCGCTGGCGCTTGCGGGTGCCGCAGACGATGGCAGTTCCGCCGCCGGGCAGCTTGACGTGCTCGCAGGCCATTACATCCACACCTCGACGATCTTGGGATCGTCTTCCGGGGATCGCGCCAGCTGCACCGAGCAGAACTTCTCGGTGGCGATCATGTGCCGCAGCATGGCGAGATCGCTGTGCTTCAGGATGTCGTCGGTCGGACGTTCCTCGCGGAGCACTTCCCACCGGCGGGCAACGAACACGTCAGGGAAGTCGCTGGGGTGGTCGTAGACGACCCACATGTCGAGCGGCTGGCTGTTCATGCCTGCGCCTCATCAATGTTTCCGTGGTGCACTTCGAAAGTGACGGCGACGATCCATGGGTTGTCATCCCAGCGCTCGCCCTCGGCGGTGTGGAGGCTGTTCCACAGTTCGGCGTAGCGCCGCCGAGGCCAACCCCATTCACCGATCTCAGGGTAATGAATGCGATCGATGCCTTCGGCCAGGGCGTCCGCTTCATTGCACTCCTGCAAGCGCTGCACGCGCACGTCGGTGGCCGCCAGCCAAATGCGGCTGGTCCACCGCGGCATGTGGATGCATGGTCGATACCTTGACGGCAGGAAATCCCAGTCCCGGTCATCTCCCTTCATGAAGGCAGCACGCTCGACGGCTTCAAAGGTGGGCGCGACGTGCTCTTCGGAACCGCCGGCCTGGTAGTCGATCCATCCTCGCAGTTCGTCAGGGTGCCAGCCGTCAGCCGCGTCCGGGGATACGCGCCAGGTTTCCCGCACATAGAGCCGGTCCCCTACGGCATAGGACGGTACGATCGTCGCCCCGGTGCGGGTATGCCAGACGCAAGGGTACTCTGGCGTCTCGTTTCCGTGGCTATCGAGGATGCCCGGACCGCCGACGGTCGACGCTTCCCACTCTCCCAGATGGGCAGGTGCTGACGGGAGCTTGAGAAGCCTGCGCGTCTGCGTCTTCGTGCCCGCGAGCAAAGCGCGCACCATCGGCGCGCCGAAGATGATACCCTTGTCGCTCATATCGAGAGCCTCCCTTCCGCCTCTTCTCGGGCGCGCCGGGCCGCCCGCGCTTCCCGCACTTCATCCGGATGCACGATCTTCCCGTTCGTTCCGTGCCAGGTGAGGCGGCCACCATCCATCCACTCGCTTGGCAGCTCCGAGATCCCGCCATTCAGGAACGGCTCGATGTGCTCCGGCTTGAGGGCGAGATAAGAAATGATTGCGCCGGCCGTCTCCCGGCCGCCAACGCCAGCATGCCACGCCATAGCTTCCGAGGCGGCGGCGATGTGTTCGATCAGGCGGGCCGGGGTCCAGTCCGCTAGGCGTTCCTCGATGCTCATACCGTTTGATCCTTGTGGGCGACGGCCGCCGGATCGACGCATTCGAAGAAGTAGCGCACGGGGAACGCATCTTCGTCGCGGGCGCGCGCCATATCTGCGCCATTGTTGCAGCGGCGCCCCAACGTATCGACGCAGATCACACCGACCGAATGCCCCAGGCTCCCGGTCGTGCCGGTCAGGCGCTTTTCCGCGAAGTTCACCCAGTCCCCATACGAAAGGAACTCGCCCGCCCAGAGCGGCACCAGCTCGCACGGCGTCGCCGGACGCGGCCAGCTCTTGCGGTAGTCGAGCGAGCCGAGAGCCGTGTCGTTGAAAAAAGGGCGCGCGGCTGGTGTCTGCGCCGCCAGGACGGCGCGCGCGATGTGGCGCATCATTTCCCGGCAGTCTTCCGGGTGGTGGTCCTCGTTCAAGCCCCCGATGCAGGTGCCGCTGTCGCAGTGGTCCGCCTCGGTCTCGTAGCCGCACTGCTCGTCGAAATCGAAGCCCATGGCGCTGGCGGCAGAGCGCGCGCCTACCTCGACCGGATCGGGCTCAGCCGGCGCGTCAGCGTCCGGGAAGCGGAAGGCCCAGCCGTTGGCGCCGTCGAAGCGCTCGCTCGAGAACTTCTCGATGGTCCGGCCGTCCTCGGCGAAGCGGATGTAGAACCCCTTCATGCCGCATTCTCCAGCCCGAGCAGGCCGAACAGCGTAGGCACCGAGGCTTGGCGCTCTGCCTCCTGAAGGTAGCGGATGCTGTGCGCGTAATAGTCCGGGTTCAGTTCGCTGCCGGCGCCGCGCCTGCCCTTCAGAATCGCCCGCATGGGGACAGTCCCGAGCCCGCAGAAGGGATCGTAGACGAGATCGCCTTCCATGCTGAACCGATCGATCAGCCGGTCGACGATATCGAACTGCAGCGGGCAGACGTGCTTTTCTCGGCCCTTCGCCACCTGCTCGGCATTGAGCGTGCGCATGCGCACAACATCGTCCCAGGTGTTCGGATCATGGGCGCCCGGCGCGAGGCTCATGAACGTGCGCGGGAGATGCCCGCGGGTGTCGTTCTGTTCCCGCGCCTCGATGTGCTCGCCGATCGCGACGTGCTGCTCGAAGTCGTAGATCAGCCCCCGCGTGCCTTCCATGAAGGCCTTCACCAGCGGCCCCACGGCCATCTCGCCGTAATGCGCGGCGGCGGCGCCCAGCTCGGCTGGCATGGCGAGGCGCTCACCGCTCGACCGCCAGAAGGCGTGGGCGTCGATCTGCCACTTGGCTAGGCTGTATTCCTCGGCAGACTTGCGCACCGGTCGGTCGGCATAGCCGCGGCTCCGGTCCGACTGCGGCTTGCGCATCAGCAGTACGTATTCAGGAGAGCCCACGCCCATCTTCGTGCCGTCCTTGAGCATCTCGCTGTAGGAAAGCCGATAGGTCTGGTTGTTCTCGCGCACGACGTCCGTGTTGACGTGAACCATGCCCAGGTACTGGAAACCGTGAGCGATGTAGTGAGCAATGCACTTCGCGTGGAACGGGTTCACCGTCGGCACTCCCTCACCCGTCACGTTTCCGAACAGGATCCGGTCCTTGACGTGGACACAAGCGAGACGGCCGGGAGCCAGCGCGCGCAGCAGCTCGGGCGTGAGGAAGTCCATCTGCTCGAAGAAGTGCGCGTCGTCGTCCGTGTGCCCGAAATCGTTATAGCTGGGCGTGTATTCGTAGTGGTTGCTGAATGGGATCGAGGTCACGATCAGATCCAGCGAGCCCTCTTCCAGCAGCCGCGCCTCTTCGACGCAGTCGTTATGCGCCAGCTTCCAGCCGGTGCCGGTGGTTTCCGTCCGTTCCACTCCGATGCTCCTTTTCATGGCGTCGGCAGCGGCAGCGTGGTTGAGGCCGTACTTGCGGATTATCTCCGACATGCGGGCCTTCATCTCTTCGTCACGCTGCCACTTCGCGAGCAGTTCGCGCCGGACCGCGTCCTCGGTCTCGGCATAGATGATGTCGATCACGACCTGACCGGATTGCAGGAACCGGTAGATGCGGTGGATCGCCTGGATGAAGTCGTTGAATTTGAAGCCCACGCCCGCGAAGATCGCGCGGTGGCAGTGCCGCTGCAGGTTCGCGCCGCTGCCCAGCATGACCGGCTTTGCCGCCAGGCGGGTTAGCTCGCCATCTGCGAACCGGCGCACAATCTCCTCGCGATCGTCAAGGTCCTGCGACCCATAGACCGCCTCGACGCCTGCCAGCTTCTCCAGCGCACGGCGCTCGTCCTCGAGGTCGTGCCAGAGCAGGTAGTGGTCGGCCGGATCCTCAGCCATGATCTCGCCTACCTTGGCGATACGGGCATCGAGGGTGCGGCGCTTCTCGCGGCTGGCGCCGACGACACCCACGGCCTTGTCGCGGAACAGGGCCGCCTGGCCGAAGTTGTCGGTCTCGTCTCCGCCGGAGATATCCGTCTTCACTTCGTGCCAGCGCACAACGAGTGGCGGCAGAGTGTATTCCGCGCAGCTACAGCTACGGCAAGTCGGCGAACATCCGCTCGGCTGGCCATCCGAGCTTATGCCGAGAATGGAGCTTCCAGTAGCTGCATCCGAATTCTTCGGCCCATGCTGCGAGAGACTGGCTCCGGCCGTCGAACTCGATGACGATGCTGCGGCGGGTGTTTCGAGCCTGTTCTTTTCGCCCTGCCCAGTGGCAGTTTCCGGGCTCGTATCCGCGATCGTTGTCGCCGCGCTCGATAGTTTCTCCCGGCCCGGGCTCTCCCATGTCTTCGAGGAAGGCGGGGAACTGGTGCCATCGTTCGCACACGTGGATGCCTCGCCCGCCGTAGTCGGCATAGTTCTTGTGCGATGCTCGGTTGCATCGTCCGAGCATGGCTTGCCAGATGATGTAAGCCCGGCTTCCCGTCCCGCCGTGCTTTGGCCGGAGGCAGCCGCATGACAGCACCCGCCCTGAGCGGAGGTGTGTTCCGCTGGCATAGTGCGACGCGCCGCAGTCGCATTGGCAGCGCCATTTACCCCCGCTGTGATCGAGGGCAACGAGTTTTCCGAACCGCTGTCCGGCGATGTCGATCCGTCGGTGTGACATGGGCAGCTACAGATATCCTTGGGATGCTGAAGGAAGATAGCCCACGAACTGACCCACTCCCAAAATTCCTGTTCCTTATGAACATACAGGTTGAGGTCGTTGGCCTTCTCGCTGTTGCGCTGGAAGAAGCGGGTCAGGGCCTGCCCGGTGTCCATGATGCCGAGGAAGCCGGCGTAGTGGATCAGCTCCTTGTAGCGGTTCGGGCTCGGGGTAGCGGTGGCCACGAAGCGGTACGGCACCGCCTCGAACAGCGGCAGGAACTCCTGGAAGGTCTTCGACCCGTAGGAGCGCAGCACGCTCGCCTCATCGAGGCTGACGGCCGTGAAGCGGGAGACGTCGATCTTGCCGTCGCGCACGCTCTCGTAGTTGGTCAAGTAGAGGCCGCAGCTGTCCCCGATCTCGTCGATCTCAGCGTCAGACTTCACGAAGTGCAAGGGAATGCCGAGCTTCTTGGCGTCGGCGATGAACTCGCGGCGCACGCCGAGCGGGGCGACGATAAGGCCCATGATCGGGACAGCCGGGCCATTCGCCTCGCGGCGCGCCGTCTCGAGCTTGTCGAGGACGATGTCGAGGATCAGCAGCTGCTGGATCGATTTGCCGAGACCGAAAGCCTCGAACAGTGCCCGGCGCCCGCCCTCAACTGCCCAGCGGATGATGGCGCGCTGGTGCGGCTTGATCTCGTCGCCGGTCTTCAGGTGGGTAGGCACGTCATCCAGCGAGCACGGAAGCCCGGCCGGTTGCGCCATGGGGGCCTTCGCTTCGAGGAAGGTGCGGTAGTCTTCCATGATCATGCCAGCACCCCGCGCGGCTGGCCCACGTCGGTCACCGGCGATAGGTCGCCATGCTCGCCGCATCCACGTCCGGTGCGACTGGAATCGCCGGCGCTGGTGAAATCCTGCCAGTGAACCCAACCGTGCTCGCACTGGAAGCCCCAGTCGCGGACCTTCGGGCCGGTCATGAACAGCGAGATGCAGCGCTGCCCGGGGATCACCTCGAGGCGGTGCAGCGCATGCGCCGGGCGCTCGCCGACTTCGCCAGCCTTGCGCACGAAGCGGCCTTCGGGCGTGTGCTCGATGTAGCTGCCCGAGATCAGGTAGCTGACATTCGACCAGGGATGATCGTGCATCGCCCGGTCGTCGTCCGACTTTCGGATGTCGTGCAGGTAGACGTTCACCGCTTCGCTGCGCGGGATGATCCACCAGCGGCGCAGGTAGTCGTCGCCGATCACGAAATCGGGACCGCGCTGCATGACGCTTTCGGCCCATGCCTGCATATCGGGGAGAGTGGCGTAATTCAGGCGCACGCGGCGGTCCTTTCGAATGAGAAACTGGGAGGGCGTCCCCACGCGGCCCTCTGCGCGTCCTGAAAATCCGCGGGATTGCGGCTGGGGAGGGAATGCGGGGGACCTAAGTCTTCCTTTCCGTGACGCATTCCCTGCGAACTGGGCTCAGCCCGTCCGGCTGGCGGCGACATCGCGCGCCTTGCGCAACGTCAGGCCGACCAGCGCGGCGAGCATGTCCGGCGCCGGGACCTCAGGCAGGCCCGTTGCGCCCCGCCAGACGCGCGCGAGGTAGGCGGCGACCGCCTCTTCCTGCGACTGCGTCAGGTGGAGGTTGCCTGCGGCAGCACCGGAGGCCGCAGGCGGGAGGGAGGGAAGTCCCGGAACGGCGGGGGGTGTGCTGCTCCGGCCGGTGCTTTGGGAGAGGGGTGGACGGGGCGCGATCATGCGTCGCGCCTCCGTCCAGTGCGACCCGACAGGCGGTCGGGGTGGAAATCGTAAGCCGAGACAACGGCGAGCATCGTGACCAGGGCGACGATGATGAAGCCGATCACGGCGGGCCAGAAGGCGTCCGACAGGATGAAGGCGCGCGCGGCGGCGTTCTCATTGATGAGCCGGGCGCCGTCGTCGAGTGCAAAGAGGATCACCGTGCCCACGAGCAGCGCAACACCGATGATGGCAGCGAAGGCCAGGTTGGCGCGGTTCACAGCTCACCTCGCTGGAGCATGCGCTCCACGACGTAGTCCAGCAGGTCGATGAAGTTATCGAAGGTGACCACGGGGCCGGTGGTGAGGTGGAGGCGGATCATGCCGGGGCACCCCGCTCAACACCCCACAGCCGAAGCGTGCGGGCAGCATTCGCCTGGGCGTACTGCATGAAGGGCGACTTGGGCCCTCCCTCCGCGTCAATCGCGTCGAGGAATTTGCAGATCAGGCCAGCCGCGGCGTCGCGATCGACGAACGAAACCATCGAAGCGCTGGGCTGCGCGGGCGGCTGGGAATTTCCGGGAAGTGATGCGCGGTGCATCGGCGGTCTCCAACAAGGATCCCGGCAGGTCTGCGCTTGCGGCTCACTGCTGGGCTGTTGAAAGACGGATAAATGCGCATACGCATATGGTCAAGCGGAATTTATGCGTTCACGCATTTTCACTTTCGCGTGACGCGGGCACAAAAAACCCCGCCGAAGCGGGGTCGATGTGGCAGGGTGCCGGTCCGTTACTGATTTGGCGGGACGTAATCTCGCGTCCAACAGGACGAGTGTGATTTTCCGGCGTAATCGAAGATTATCCGGCCGTTCGGTTCCGATAGAACGGATATCTGCCGCTTGATGATCTTGCCAGCACTACCAGCTGGACGCTTCAGGATCCCGCAGGCCACCCAGCCATAAGCCCGGCCGCCCACCACTTCCTTCATCGTTCCCCATTGGAAACCCTGTATCCATTCGATCTCTGCGCCATCTCGGTTACGCAGCGAGCCTAGGACGGCTTCAGACGTGCGCTTCCCCAACTCGGCCCAGTCTGGGTGCTCGCTGGGCTCGGTTGGCAAGGCGACAACGTCAGCCACTCCAGGTGCAGATGAAATAGCGCAAGCGGCCAAACCGAGCGCGCACAGCGCCCTTAGCGAATATTGGAATAGATTCCCGCTGCGCCAGCCTGTCATCAAAGCCCCTCGTCGTGACCGTAAGCAACAACTCGCCCCAGCACCTTAACGGCATGAGGAACGATCATAAAGGTTTCATGCTCGGGGTTGTGCGAGCAGGGCTCCAGCCGCGCCGGGTTGCTCTTGTAGCGCTTCAACGTCGTCTCATAGTCGTCGTTGCTCACCAGATACACGCGGTTGTCATAGAGGTTGGTCTGATCAGGGTCCACGACCGCCCATCCGCCCTCGGGAAGCAGCTTATCCATGCTGTCCCCCTTGATCTCGACCGCAAAGGAATTCCGCCCCGTCTTATCCGCTCGCACCGAAACTTCACCCATTGGCATGGCAATAGCTTCGCGCCAGGAGCTGGCGGGCGCGAGCCCAATGAGAGGCACCCAGCGAACCCCATAACCTTCAACCTCGGTGGAAGCAGGTTGAATCCCGATCAATTCGTCTACCGAGCGATTGGCCGCAGCGGCGATCGCTCGCAACGCCTCAGGCCTTGGCTGCGCGCCCTTCTCCCAGCGGTTCACCGTGCTCTGCGAGACGCCTATCAACGCGCCAAATTCCCCTTGGTCCAAACCAAGTGATTGGCGGGTCTGTTTGATCCGTTCTGAAAGCGTTGCAGCCATGCGCAGCGCATAATTCGAATCATCCGCGCGCGCAAATCCGCCTACGCATAATGCGCTTGACCCTTCTATGCGTATGCGCATATACCCGCCTCCATGCAGACCATATCTGAGATTAGAAAGGCCTTAGGTCTCTCGCAGTCCGAAATGGCCGAGCGCCTCGGCGTGCGCCAATCCACTGTTTCACGCCTCGAGGCGGGTATCATCCCCACCGACCGCCGAACGATCCTCGCGGCGCAATCGCTGCTGCCGAAGCCTTCACGGAAGGCGCGCGCCGCATGACCGTCCGCTGCCCGCACTGCGGTGGAAGCACCGACGAGAACGCGATCGTCCGTCGCGGCAACTGGGCGCTTGGCCCGTCGATGACGTATCACGACGGTGAGCAGGTCGCCCTGCCCCGCGCCCATTCTCGCACGCTCTACGCCATCGCCCGCGCCAACGGCGATTTCGTCACTCACCGGGACCTGCCCGGCTGCTCTGCGAACACGCTGCTGGATCATATCCGCGCCCTCCGCCGCACCTTCGGCGACCGTCTGCCCGTTCGCGGCACCGGCAGGCTCGGCTTTTCCTGGGATGCGCGAGCATGAGCCTCCGTTCCCATAAGCGCGCCGACGAACAGGGCGCCCGGCTGCTCGCCATCCTCGCGAAATGCGCTCGGGAGGGCCGCGGCGCGCCCACCAATTCCGAGATGGCCGCCCTCCTGCGGATCAAGAACGCCCCCACCGCGTCCAAGGCGCTGCAGCGGCTGGAAGCGCGCGGCGAAGTCACCGTGGTTCGGTTCAGGGATTCTCGCGTCGTCACTATCACGGCGACTGGCGAGAGCACCGCGGCCGCACTGCCTCCGACCTCTCTGAACGCTGATGCCGCCGCCGGGGCTGATGACCAGCCGCAGGGTAATGCCGCTTCCGTAGCGCGCGCCAAGCCGGAGCCCCTCCGCGTCGATCGCGATCCCTGCACCTTCTGCGGTGTGCGCGCCGACATCGGCTGCCGCCATTCTCGCGCGGCCCTGCGCCTCGCGTCTGTCCCTGTCTTTCGTCATTTCTCGGAGGTAGCCCGTGGCTGATCCCACATCAGCGGACTTTCCGCTTCTCGTTTCCCGCAGTGCAGCAAACGACGCCATCCGCGACGCCCTGCGCCTGTACGTCGGCCGTGGCCGCCGCGTGACCGTCAAGCAGCTGTCGAACGGCACCGGCGTGAAGGATCGCGTGATCGAGTGCGCCATGTACGAGGCCGACAACCCCGAGCACCGCCCGCTTCGCCCCGAGGCGCTGCTGTCGCTCTGCTGGTTCCTGGGCGCGACCTTCACCAGCGAGATCCTGCGCAGCATCGGCCAAGCAGCTTTCGACCTCCCCGAGGACGAGCCGGACCCCGGCAAGATCGCGATCGAGGGCACCGACGACAATGCGTCTGTCGTGCGCGCCGCCATGGATGGGGAGTTCTGCAAGGATGAGCGCGCGGAAATGCGCGTCGTCGGCCTGCGCATGATGTCGCGCGGTGCCCAGCTCGCCGCACTTCCGGCCTCCGCCGCCTGACAAGTTTCGGGCCGGGGGGATGGCGCGCACCCCGGCCTGATGACCTGAATGCGCGCCGGAGTGAACAAGATGGATCATAACCCCGAAACGGGCGAAATCATAGAGGAGCGCGCTGCCGACGGCGGTCAGCGCTACCCGACCGCCAACACGCTCAGCGATCTGGTGATGATGCTGAAGGACGGCGCATTCAACGCCGACAGCAGCGAGCCGCTCCAGGAGTTCGCCCAGAAGCTCGAGGCGGCTGGGGTGGACAGCGACAAGAAGGTCAAGGGCTCCATCACGCTCAAGATCGACGTCGAGTTCGACCCTGACCGTGAGTTCTCGGTGCTGACCCCGTCGCTCGCCTTCAAGCTGCCCGCCGCGAAGCACGGCGCCACCGTCGCCTGGTTCACCAGCGATGGCCGCTTGAGCCCCAACAAGCCGCGCCAGGGCAACCTGTTCGGCACCATCCGCGAAGTCACCGCACCCGAAGCCCGCGTCGTGCGCGGCTAATCCGAGGACATTGAGCACATGACCCAGACCACATCCGATATCGCCCTCGCCGCCGGCACCGTCGCCGATCGCACCGGCGAGCTGATGGCCACCGCCTACAACTTCGCCGAGAAGACCCTGCGCCCCGAGGTCACCGTTGTGACCGATCCGCGCACCGGCGACGCAGCGCCCGTCGTGCTGACCGCCAAGGGCGCTACGCCGCTCGATCCGCGCCTGTGGGATGAGTATCGCGACAATCCGCTGTTCCATGAGGGCACCGCCGTCCTGACACAGCTGCCGTCCTTCATCGCGCTGACCAACCGCTTCAAGGATCCGAATAGCGCGATCTTCGCCGTTGACGATCTCGAGAAGCCGTCGCTCACCGCCATCTTCGACTATCACCCCGCCAACATCGACGAGCATGGCGTTATCGCCACTGACCGTGCGCGGCCCCGGCGCCACAAGGCAACCTATTCCTTCCCGCTGTCCAAGGAATGGCAGGCCTGGTTCTCGAAGGACGGCAAGGCCATGTCCATGGGCGACTTCGCGGCCTTCCTCGAAACCCATATCGTGGACGTGTCCGATGATCCGGTGACCGCCTGGTCGGATCAGGCCCAGGCCTTCGCCAAGGCTAACCGCGCGACCACGCCAAGTTCGATCGCCACGCCGACGCGGCTGGTCGATATGTCGCTGTCGTTCCGCATCTACGAGACGGCCGAATCCTGTGAGGCGGTCAACCTGACGTCGGGTGAGACGCAGTTCGCTTTCGTGTCCGAGCACAGGCAGGCCGATGGCAAGCCGGTGGACTTCCCCAAGCTGTTCTCGATCGTCATCCCGATCTTCGCCCGCTCGGCAGTCTTCTACCGCATTATCGCACGCCTTCGGTATCGCCTGGCGAACGGCAAGCCGGTGTTCTGGTTCGAACTGTGGCGCCCCGACCTGACTTTCGAGCAGGCCTTCAACGAGGCGCTGGAGCAGGTCGCCGTCGAGACGGAACTGCCGATCTACACCGGCACGGCCGAAGCACCCGCCGCCGCACACGAAATGCAGCCGTTCTAACGATGCTCGGCTGGCTCACCCGCAAGCGCAAGCCCGAGCCGGTCTCTCCCGGCGCTGCCTTGGCCAAGATCGGTCATGCGCAGCGCCGGGCGCTGATCCACGCCCAGGCGGATAAGATGCGGGCCAACGCAGGCCTTCCTCCCGTGGAGTGGCCTAAGCCGTGAGCAGCGCGCCGGATCGCATCAGCCTCGCCGACTTCGTTTCCTTGCCGCCTGCCAAGGCGGCTGGGAACAAGTTCGGCGCGCGCAGGACCGAATGCGGTCTGGGGCACAAGCACGCCAGCAAGAAGGAAGCCGGGCGCTGCGTCGAGTTGCACCTGCTTCAGCGCGGCGGGCAGATCAGCGGCCTCGAGGTCGAACCGACGTTCACCTTCATGGTCAGCGGCAAGCCTGTCCTGCACCCCAATGGTCGCAAGGCCATCTACAAACCCGACTTCTCCTACAACGAGCGCGGCCGGAAGGTCTGCGAGGACGTCAAGGGGAACAAGGCCACCCAAACCGAGGCGTCGGTGCTGCGCATGTCTTTTGCGCGCGCCTTCTGGCCCGAGATCGAATGGAAAGTGGTGTGAGCGTCCGCGTTATGACGGAGGTCTGGGCCTTACAGCTTCCAGACAGCCAAAAGATCGTTCTCCTCGCGCTTGCCGACGCCGCGAACGACGAGGGCCACTGCTGGCCTTCGATGCTCTCGCTGGCGCGCAAATGCAGCAAGGGTCAGCGCACCGTGCAAGGCGTCATCAAGGCGCTGGTCGAGGCAGGGCACGTCACTCGGCGCGAAGTTACCGGTCGAGGTTGCGAATACTGGGTTCACCCGGTCAAGGAAACTACCCCCGCAGATACCGCACCCCCGCAGTCTCTGCGCCCCGCAGTCTCTGCGCCCCGCAGCCGTCGCCGGGGACCCCCGCAGCCTTTGCGGGACACCCCCGCAGCGGCTGCGGACAAACCGTCAAAGAACCATCAAGAACCGTCAAAGGATAGTCAGCCTGACGGCGACCCCGCCTTGTCGGTTACCGAAATTTTGGAGGGGTGGAACGATCTCGCCAGCCGCTGTGGCTTGGCGACCGTCGTCAAGCTCACCGACCAGCGCAAGCGGAAGGCCAAGGCTCAGGCAAGGCGGTTCAGTCTGGACGACTGGCTGAGCGTGTTCCGCCGGATCGAGCAGTCGCCCTTCCTGCGCGGCACCAACGATCGCGGCTGGCGCGCCGACTTCGACTTCATCCTTTCCGAAGCAAACTTCACCAAGATCCTGGAGGGCAAGTATGACCGGCAACAGGCTAATTGAGCGCCGCTCCGCCGCGAAATCCGACCCGCACGCGGAGGCGCACTGCCCAGACGGCTATGGGAGCGCACACGCTTGGTGCGCCTGGCGGAATCGAGAGAAGACCCGGGCCGACCTGCTCTGGATTGTAGGGCCGAATGGTACTCCGATCCTGATCGATGACGAGGCGGTCTGTGCCGAGATCCACCGCAAGGACCGCGCTTTGAAGGAGGAAGAGGCTCAGCGGCATAACCACCGGCTGAAGCACCCGATTACCGAAAGGAGCATGGCGGCGTGACGACGGCCCGTGTCGACCTTGGCGGCAGTCCAGCCGAAACCGGGCCGATGCAGATCGGCGACGGCAAGCCCGGCCTGTTCATCTCCGCGGAAGATGTGCGGGAGCTCTCGACCGCCCTGAAAGGCGTGATCGACCGCTCTTCCGCCCATGGCTGGCACCTGGCGCCCGTGCGAGAACTTCTTCGCCAGATCCACGCCTGTAACCCTACGCCAAAAGGAAGATACTGATGCAATGGTGCATCCTACGTACCGCTCCCAGCCGAACGTTGCCGCTCGCTGCAGCGCTCGACGCCGCCGGCTACCGCGCCTGGACGCCACAGGAGGCGCGTATCGTCCGCATCGCACGCAGCCGAGACCGGAGAGAGGTCGCGGCGCCGATGATGCCGACGATCGTGTTCGCGGACTATGAGCGGCTTCCGGAACTGGTCGCCATATCCCGGCTGCCTCCCAGCAGGGCGATGGGAGTGCCCGGATTTTCGGTGTTTCGGTATCTCGATACCTACCCGCGCATAGCTGACCGCGCACTTGACGCTCTCCGACTTGCTGAGCAGCGCGGAAGGCCGAGGGCGGCTGCGCCTGTGTTCCAGAAAGACGATCAGGTAAAGTTCGCTGATGCCGGCTTTGAAGGTCTAGTTGGCAGGGTTGAGGGAATGCAGGGAAGATACACCCTCGTCTCCTTTCCTGGTTTCAACATCCCCATCAAGATTTCTGCTCACAACCTGCTGCCCGCTCTGCCAGAAGCAGCGTGAAGACAAGATTCGCCGCTTGCACATCACCAGTTAACGATTGAGAATTAGCAGCTTGGCCGGAACAGGCCGTGCGCTAAGGGGACTCTTCGTGACTGGGGTATTTGTAATTTTGTTTCTTGCCGCCGTGGTGGGGATATTCAAGCCGTACATAAAGGGTGCGAAACGTTGGCAGTTCGCCCTGGCAGCATTCGTTGCGTTCATATTGATCGGTGTCACCGCGCCCAAATCGGACGTGAAGCCCTCGGAGGCGAGGAGCACGACGGCGGCGGCTGAAGAGAGCACGAATGAGGCAGAAAAAGCCGAGGAAAATACAGAACCCGAAAGCGGGTGGGCGTATTCGACTAACAAAGACGAAATGCGAGGTTCGGAGACAAAGTACGCTCAGCTTGAAGGGTCTAACACAATTAAGCTTGACTTCCCTTACGGCGAGCAGCGGGGCAAGATATTAGTTCGCCAATCTGCACAATTTGGTTTCGACATCCTGGTCGGAGTAGATAGCGGTCAGATACTCTGCCATAGTTATCAGAATAGCTATATCAGCGTGAAGTTCGATAGCGGACCGATCAAGCGTTATGGATGCACCGACGCAAGCGACGGCACGAACAACATGGTCTTCCTCAAAGACCCCAAAGGGTTCCTCAGCAACCTGAAGGCATCCAAGAAAGCTATTATCGAAGCGGAGTTCTTTCAGAATGGCGTTCAGCAGTTGACGTTCGACACCGCTGGATTGCAGTGGAAATAGCCTAACTGTCGCACCGGGTGCCGCTTGACGCAGCATCCGGTGTTCTTGTATTGATCCAATTCACGCTGCCGGGAGCAGCAGGCGTTCGCTAGAGGCTATGCCTCCTACGCCCCATCCAACCGCCGCTTGCGCACGGGGGGGACGCGCGAAGCGTACCTAGCGAGACCAGCGCTCTTGATGGAAGGCTCGGCGCACTTGGCCGGGTTTACTCGCGAAACAAGATGATCGCGGCTCTGCGCCGCACTTAGGACACGCCCGCGCCCATGCGCGCATCCTCGCTCGATATTTCGGGCTCTGTCGATCGGGTTGCCAATCCTCGGGCATCGGGCCGCCTCGTTCCATCTCTGCCCGCTCTTCGATTATTTGAGCGATTGATTTTCGGCGGCGTCGGATCCCATCAGTCATGTTGCCAACGTAGCACGCACTGCCAGATGGTCCAGTCGCTCCCCGCCCCCCTTTGGGTCCTTCCCAGGCCCAAACGCCGTGAGGGGGAGCCTCGCCCGGAACGTCGCTAGGCACGAAAATCTCTATACTTCTTCCTCCCTGTGGCCAGAAACGGCCAATTTCTGCGGCTTTCAACCACATGGAGCAGGGAAGTGGCGCAAATCGACCTCAACGAACCCACCCGACCCCAGCTCGCAGCCCTGTTTGGGTGCTCCAGCCGCTGGATCGGAGAGCTGCGATCGAAGGGTGATTTGCCGCCGGACGGCGCCTCGCTGCTCGAAAACATCGAGGCCTGGGCGCAAGCGAAGTATGGCGTGAGCGAGGATGATGATCCCGACACGCTGGACAAAGAGCAACAGCAGGCCCGTCTGGCAAAAGAGCAGGCGGACGCCAAGGCGATGGACAACGCTGAGCGCCGCGGCGAACTGGCTTCTCTCCCGGACATGGTCGCGGCTGGTACCGGCGTCATCGTGATGATCGTAGCTCAGTTGCAGCAGGTCGGTGCCCGCGTCGGCAAGGGCGACACCAAGCTTCGCGCTCGGATCGATGCCGAAATCAACAACGTCCTGTCTGACTTGAGCATGGCGCGAGTCGAGGAGGCGCGCGGCGGGGGCTTGGATGAAGGCGAGCCTGAAGAAGACGGGGGCGCCTGAGACCTTCCGCGCGGTTGGTGAGCATGGTGTTGCGGTTGCCAGAGCATGGCTAGCCGCCTGTCGCCCGCGAGAACGGCCACCCCTCTCGAAGTTCATGGTCGAGCATGCGCGTTCTGACGACGGCGCGCGTATTCGGCCATTCCCGTTTCAGGCGGACATAGCCGACGCCTTCACCGATCCCGACACGGCGCAGCTTTCGGTCAGAAAGAGCAGCCGCATCGGCTACTCGACCATCCTTCAGTGTTTTGTCGCCTGGCGCATCAAGTTCGATCCGGCGCGGACGCTGATTTACCAGCCGACGATCGACGACGCGGAGAAGTTCAGCCGCGACGATCTCGACCCTGTTCTGCAATGGCCGGTCGTCCGATCGGTCGCGACATTCAAGCCCCGGCACGCCGATAACCAGATACGTGCGAAGCGCTACAAGGGTGGCTGGATTCAGATCAAGGGCGCGAACAGTCCGAAAGAGTTCCGTCGCGTCACCGCCGACGACGTGTTTCTGGAAGAATGCGACGGCTATCCATGGGCGTCGAAAGAGGAAGGCGACCCGGCCCGCCTCGCTTTCAAGCGCAACCTAACATCGCCGCGCCGGTTCAGTGCGGCCGGCTCGACACCGAAAGTCAAAGGCTTCAGCCGCATTGACCTGCTTTTCGAGCAGGGGAGCCAGGAGTTTAGATACGTCCCCTGCCCCCACTGCGGGCATATGCAGACGCTGGTGTTCGGTGACGGCACGGGCGCCGGCATACGGTGGGCACCGAAGGACCACCCGACCCGCGCTTGGTATCAATGCGAGGAAGGGTGCGAGATTGACGAGGCTGAAAAGCCTTGGATGGACGAAAACGGGGAATGGCGGGCGCACAATCCGGCGCAGTTTCCTCGGCACCGCTCATTCCATGTCTGGGCAGCCTACAGCCAGCATCCTGGCGCCGCATGGCTGGAGATCGCGCGCGAGTTTCTCGAGGTCCGCAAGGATCCGAACCTCCTGCGCACCTTTGTAAATCAGGTTCTCGGCGAGGCATGGGCGGAGCGCGGGGAGGCTCCGGAATGGCAACGCCTGTATGATCGCCGGGAGAAGGCGATGCGCCTTGGCACTCCATCGGCTAAAGCCGGGCTTCTGATCGGCGCCGCCGACGTCCAGCGCGGTGGCGGCGGTCGCATCGATCTGGATATCTGGGCTTTCGGGCCGGATCGGCGCCGCGAATTCGTCGAGCGGATCGAGGTATTCGGCCCGATCTCGGAAAAGGCCACCTGGAAGAAGCTCGACAAGGAAGTCGCCCGCACCTGGGTAACCGAGGACGGCCGATCGATGCGGCTCGCCCGCGTGGCGATCGACTCCGGTGACGGTGAAAACACGATGGAGGTCTACGGCTGGGCGCGCCGGCACCCCGGTTTCGCAATGGCAGTCAAGGGACGGCATGCCATTGCCGCCAACCAACCGATCGGCGCCCCGAGTTGGCAGGATGTCACTGCCAACGGCCGCAAGCTGAAGAAAGGTGTCCGGCTGTGGAACGTCGGCACTTCAATGTTGAAGCTGGAACTGTTCGGCGACCTCGAGAAGGAAAAGCCGGTCGACGGCGAAGGCTATCCGGACGGGTATGTGTTCCTGCCCGACGGCACAACGGACGAATGGATCAAGCAGCTGGTCGCCGAAGAGCTTCGGATGATCAGGCTTCGGAACGGTGGGTTCCGCCGCGAGTGGCATAAGGTCCGCGACCGTAACGAAGCGCTCGACAACGCGGTCTACGCCCGCGCCGTTGCATTCTCCCTCGGGGTCGACCGCTGGCGCGACGCGGACTGGCTGAAAGCGCGGGGCGAAACCACTCCGCCCGGCCCGGCCACACCGAAAAAGCCCGGCACCGAGTCGCGCGGTCAAACAGAATCAGTCGCTGCGGAGGCGGCCACTCCTACGCAGAATGCGATGCCGCCACGCGCCGCGCGACGGCCGAAGCGCCCCAACCCTTTCACAAGTAACAACAGGAGGTAGGCGTGGCTTATCAGCAAACCGATCTGGATAAGCTGCACGCTACGCTGGTCTCGGTGGCAACCGGTCCACAGGAGGTCCAGTTCGCCGACGGGCGCCGCACCAAGTTCCAGACAGTGGAGGCGGTGACGGCGGCGATATCGGTCGTCGAAGCTCAATTGCGTATGCAACAGCGCGCCCTGGGCGGTGTCGTGCGTCAGCGCACCCCATACTATCGCAGCGGCCTCTGATCAGTGGCCGAACGAACCTTCCTTGATCGGCTGCTCGGTCGCCCGGCGGCAACCCCAAAGAAAGTGGCAGTACCTCGCCGCCATGCTGGCCCGCGGGCCGAATATGATGCTGCCACTCAGGGCCGCCGCGCTGCGGGCTGGCGCCGCACGGTTCGGGATGCGAACGGAGAGCTTTCCCCGTCTGTCGTGGCCGCACTGCGTGGGATCGCCCGCGACTTAACCCGCAACAACCCCTTCGCCGCCCGCGGCGTTGCCACCATCGCCAACAACATGGTCGGCACCGGCATTACGTTTCAGGTCTACCGCAACGGGAAGATCGATGATGCCTTGAACAAGAAGGCGCGCGCGCACTTCGACACCACAAAGTGCGATAGCGGAGGTCGGCACGATCTATACGGCCTTCAGCTTCAGGCCGCCCGCACAATCGTTGAAAGCGGCGCCGTGATTATGCGTCGGCGCTGGCGCCGGTCGTCGGATGGGCTTCCCCTTCCGGTCCAGCTCCAGGTGCTGGAGCCGGACTACATCGACCCGTCGAAGCACGGTCCGCTTGCAACCGAGCCGGGCAAAAACGGCGGGTTCCTCGTCCACGGCATCCAGTTCAATCCGCTCGGCGCCCGCGAAGGGTATTGGCTTTACAGCGGGCATCCCGGCGCCGGTCGCGTTTCATCTCTGGGGTCGACGCTGGTTCCGGCAGCGGATGTTGCCCACGTTTTCCGCGCTGATCGGCCAGAGATGGAACACGGCGCCACCTGGCTTGCGCCCATTGTCCTGCGCATGAAGGATTTCGCGGACTACGAGGACGCGCAGCTGACCCGCCAGAAGCTAGCATCGGCGTACGTCGGCGTGGTGACCGGCGAAGATGACGGCGGCGTAATCCCCGGCATCCAGACCGAGGAAGGCGAAGTCTTCGCGGACCACGAGCCGCTCGACTATATCGAGCCGGGCACTTTCCAGTATGCCCGACCCGGCGAGGAAGTGACCTTCTCGTCACCGCCCAGCGTCGAAGGGTACGCCGATTACACGAAGGTGTCGCTGCGCGCGATCGCGGCGGGCCTTGGGACCCCATACGAGGCCCTGACCGGCGATCTGTCGGGCGTAAACTTCTCTTCCGGTCGCATGGGATGGTTGGAGTATCACCGCTCGCTGTCGACTTGGCAGTGGACCATGTTCATCCCGCAGTTCTGTGGCGCGGTCGGCCAGTGGATGATCGATGCGCTGGCCATGATCGGCGAGGATGTCGACGGCGTTGAAGTGCGGTGGACCCCGCCCGGCCGCGAAATGATCAATCCCACCGAAGAAGTGAAGTCGAGCCGCGACGCCATTCGCGCCGGGGGCAAGACGATCTCGCAGTGGGCGCGCGAGCGCGGCGAGGATCCGGACACCTTCCTCGCCGAAGCGGCGGCGGACTTCGCGAAACTCGATGAACTCGGCCTGATCTTCGACAGCGATCCGCGCCGCGTGACCGCCGTCGGCAATCCCGCAGAGCAAGATGCGGCCCCTGCCGCGCAGAAAGACGAAAAGGCGGCTTCATGATCGAAATCCTGATCTACGGCATCGTAGGCGACGAATGGGATGGCCTCGACGCCCGCACCCTGTTCGCGCTGATCATGAGCGGGGATGACGATCTGGTTGTCCGGATCAATTCACCCGGCGGCTACGTCATGGAAGGCTTGGCCATCTTCAATGCGCTTGCGAGCGCGAAGGCGGCTGGCCGGAAAGTCACTGTCCATATCGACGGCCTGGCCGCCTCGATGGCTTCTGTCATCGCAATGGCAGGCGACGAAATCATCATGGCCGACAACGCCCTGATGATGATCCACAATCCCTGGGATGTGGCCATCGGCGATGCGCGCGAGCTGCGCGCCGCTGCCGACAAGCTCGATGTCATCCGCGATCAGCTGGTCCGCATCTACTCCGGTCAGACCGGCCTGTCCTCTGACGAGCTCGTGGCCATGCTCGACGCCGAGACGTGGCTGACCAGCGAGCAGGCCCTCGAACAGAAATTCATCACATCGGTCGTGGACGCATCCAGCGCCGCCGCATGTGACGTCACCGCATTCGGGTTCCGCAAGGTCCCGGAGACCCCGCGCATCTCAGCAATGGCGATGATCGGCAAGCCAAAGGCGGCCTCTGCCGCTCCTAACCGTCCACAGGAGAAAACCATGGACCTCTATAAGACCCGCGCGGCCTTGGTTGCCGCGATCGCTGCCTTCCAGAAGGATGGCGGTAACCAGGAAGAAATCAACAAGATCCAGGCGTCGGCCCTCGCCCTCAACGCGAAGGACGCGCTGCCGGCGACCGGCCCGTTGGCCCTGTCACAGCCTGCCGCCGCCGATAATCAGCCCACTGCCCTTACCTCCGCCGACGTGCAGAACGCGGTTGCTGCCGAACGCGCCCGCGTCGGCGGTATCCGCGCCTTGGGCGCCCAGCACCGCATGTCCACCGATTTCATCGACGGGCTGGTGAACAGCGACACCACGCTGGCCGCTGCGCGCGAGCAGATCCTCGACAAGCTCGCTGAGGCCGGTGACGCTGCCAATGTCGGCCACAACAGCCCGGCGCGCGTGACCCAGGACGAGCGCGACAAGTTCCGCGAAGGCGCCACCAACTGGATTCTGGTCAAGGCGGGCGTTGCTCACCTCGTCGAGAAGGCAGCGGCCCTGAAGGGCGAAACTGTCAAGGTCGATCCCGGCGAGTTCCGCGGCATGCGCAACGTCGATCTGGCGCGTGAATCGCTCGAGAACGCGGGCACCAACACGCGCGGCATGCGCGATCCCGACATGATTGTCCGTCAGGCGATGACGTCGCGCGGCGCGGTGATCACGCAGACGACCAGCGACTTCCCTGTCCTGTTCGAAACCGCGATCCATCGCATCCTGCAGGCTGCTTACGCCACCACGCCGGACACCTGGACGCGCTTCTGCGGTACCGGTACCGTCACCGACTTCCGCCCGCACAGCCGCTACCTGCGCGGTAGCTTCGGCGCGCTCGATCAGGTCAACGAGGCCGGTGAGTTCAAGAACAAGCCGATCCCCGACCTCGCTCGCGAGATGATCGTTGCCAAGACCGTCGGCAACATGATCAATCTCTCGCGCCAGGCGATCGTCAACGACGACATGGACGTGTTCTCCGGCCTCGCCGTAGATCTGGGCCGCGCCGCCAAGTTGACCATCGAAGTCGACGTCTATGCCCTGCTCAACAGCAACCCGCTCATGAATGACGGTATCCCGCTGTTCGACGCGCAGCACGGCAACCTCGCCGCCGTCGGCGCTGCGCCTTCGGTGCAGGCGTTCGACGACATCGACGCGGCCATGGGCGCGCAGAAGGACATCAGCGGCAACGAGTACTTGGAAATCGGTCTCGACCGCCTGCTCGTCCCGCGCCGCCTGCGTGGCGCTGCGATCACCATCAACGGCAGCGAATATGACCCCGATGCCGTCGGCAAGCTCCAGAAGCCGAACATCGTCAAGGGCCTGCTCAGCGACATCATCGCCACGCAGCGCCTCACCGGGAATGCGTATTACGGCTTCGCCGACCCCGGCACCGCCCCGGCACTGGAAGTCGTGTTCCTTAACGGCGTCACCGAACCGTTCACCGACAGCCAGGACGGCTGGAGGGTCGACGGCGTCGAATGGAAGGTGCGCCACGACTACGGCGTCGGCGCGGTGAACTACCGCTCCGCCTACAAGCAGCCGGGTGCCGCCTGAGGCTGACCCCAGACGGGGCGGCAACGCCCCGTCCAACATGGAGATGACCGCATGAAGTTCATCAAACTTCTGTCGTCCGCCTATGTGGCCGGGCGACTTCGCCACCCGCACGAAGGTGCGATTCCAGTTGAAGACGATGAGGCGAAGCGCCTCGTAGACGACGAAGCCGTGGCGGAAGACGTCACCGACGGCTTCAGCGCCGAGCAAATCGCGGAGGCTCAGCCCGAACCTATCACCGCCGCGCCCCCCACCCCTCCGGTGAACGCCGACGCCGCTGCCGAGCAGCCGCAAGCGGCCGCCGAGAAGTCCAGCAAAACGCAGGCCGCAAAGCCCGCGTCCACTAAGGAGTAAGGCCGATGGCTCGTAACTTCGTACAGCCGGGTGAAACGATCACCCTTCCCGCCCCTCGTGCCCTCGCAAGCGGTCAGGGTTTTCTGGTCGGTGCGCTGTTTGCCGTGGCACTCGCTGCCGCTGCCATCGGTGCGCCTGTGGAAGGCCGCCGCGTCGGCGTCTGGGATCTCGCCAAGGCGCCCGGTGAGGCATGGACTGCCGGCCAGCGCCTCTACTGGGACAACACCGCGTTCCGCGTCACCAGCACCGCGACCGGAAACACCCTGATTGGCGTTGCGGCGCAGGCTCAGGCATCAGCTGACGCAACCGGCCGCGTCCTGCTCTCCGGCCAGATCCCGGCCGCCTAAAATGGACCCGTTCGCCGCAGCGCTGGACGCGCTATTCAACGCGCCTGGCTCTGCGGCGGCGGTCTACGTTTCCCCTAGCGGGGAGCAATCAGAAATCCGCGTTATCGAGCGGCAGCGGGTAGCGACGGAAGGAACCGTCCGGCCTCGCCCCGTCAGTCTCGGGAAGGTCTTCGACGTCAGGGTGAGCGACGTGGCTGCGCCGGAGGTCGGCGCTGTCTTCCTCCTCGACGACCGGATCCTCGTCCTCACCCTGCCGCCGGAACTCGATGCTGAAGGCCTCACCTGGTTCTGTGACCTGCCAGGCCTCGATCGCGACCTTGAAATTCTCGGCCCCACGCGCGCGAAGAACGAATACGGCGACATGATAGACACGTTCGGCGTGATCATGACGCTGCCCGCCGCGCGGCTGGACCGCTCCGGCACCGAGACCGACCAGACCGCCGTCGCGCAGGTCACCGCCTTGCAGCAGGCGACATTCTTCATTCCGTGGAGCCCCGCAGCGGCAGCCGTCACACCTGCGTACCAGCTGCGCGAAGGCGGCCGCATTTTCGACATTCAGACCGTGGCCGAGGTCGGCACCCGCGCCGCACTCGAGATCACAGGATTCGCAAAGGTAGCCTGATGCGCACCCGGTTCGAAGTTGAAGGTCTTGACGACCTCGATGACAATCTTGCCCGCGCCGCGGAGCTAATGAGCGACCCGGATATCGTCGAGCCTGTTCTCCAGGAAGCATTGAGCCCTGTCTCTGATGCCGCGAAAGCAATCGTCCATGTTCGAACCGGCCGCTTGCGCGATGCCATCGGGGTATCGGACCGGGCCGACGGCGGCGGGGGTGAGCGCGGGATAACCGCCTACGTCGGCCCATCTGTCGACGCAGACTATGCCGTTGACGTCGAGATTGGCCGTCCACCCAGCGTTGGCGCTGACGGCCGGGAGTACGATGCGACGCGGGCATACCCATACATGCGCCCGGCCTGGAACCAGAACAGCGACGGCATCCTGCCCGCGACCGCAGACGGCCTCGGCAAGGTTCTCGCCCGCGAACTGAAGGGCTGACACATGGCAATCTCCGCCGTCCTGCGCGACGTCCTGCGAGATGCGGACGCCGTGCAAAGTTTCGTGGCCGAACGAGTCTACCGCGACGAAAGGCCACAAGCAGATCCGCTACCGGCGATCGTCATTCAACTTATCAGCGATCCGCGTCCGCTCACCTTCAGCGGGCCTCAATCCCTTCGCCGCGCGTGGCTCACCGTCGAGTGCCTGTCGACGAGCCGCGGCGAGGCCGACGCCATTGCCGAAACCGTTGTCGCCGAGATCGATGGCCGCGCCGTGGTCGAGCGGCCCGAAGTCGAGAGCACGCGCGTCATCGACGTCAGGAACGACAGCAGCCGCGCCAACGGCGCCCTAGCGACAACTTTCCGAACCGCCATCGACGTGATGGTCTGGCACTACCCAAGCAACTGAGGAGAATGAGCATGGCAGGTAACAGCCAGGCAATGACCGGTCTCGGTATCAAGATCGAGATGAAGAGCACGCCCACCGGAACCACGTACACCGAGATCGGCGAGCCGTTCGAGATCACGCCGCCCGAGCAGATGGACGACGAAATCGAAGTCACCCACTTCCAGTCGGTCGACGGCGTCAAGGAGTTCATCGGCGGCCTTACCGATCCCGGCGAGTGCACCTTCAACATCAACTACGTCCCCGGCGGACCCACGGAAGAACTGATCCTCGACGCCAAGGCCACTCGCCGCCCACGCGGCTTCCGCTTCACGTGGCCCAACGGCGCGACCTGGGAATTCGATCTGCTGATTCGCGGCTATCAGCCGACCGCGCCTCTCAATGACCGCCTAACTTGCCAAGTCACCGGTCGCGTCAGCGGCTCGATCGTCCGCGCCGCGCCGCCTGCCGGGGGCGCCTAATCATGCCCGCTACCATCAAAGGCGAGGTCGGCTTCAAGGCGGCTGAGCAGAATTGGACGCTCGTCTTCGACTTCAATGCGCTCTGCACGATCGAGGAGGATCTGGAAATCGACGTTGCGGACGTGGGCGATCGTCTCGGCAGTCCGACGATGATCCGGTCCATCTTCCGCATCGGCCTCGCGGCTCATCATGGCGCCATGAGCGATCTGGAAGCGGGCCGCCTGATCCATGATCTGGGCGTAAACGAAGCCGCCCAACTGATCGCTCGCGCGTTCAAGGCGGCGTTCCCAGAGGCCAAAGACGGCAGCGAGCAGGCGGGAAACGCGAAACCGAAGAGCCGTGGGACTGGGCGAAAGCCCTGACGATCTGGGTCGAGTTGGATCTAGGTTCTCACGAATCCTTTTTCCGCTCGACCCCTCGCCTCTTGTCCTTGCTTGTCGAGGGTAGGCGGCGCGCTGCTGAGGCAGACCACCATAACCGCGCCTGGCTGGCGTGGACCACGGCTGCACTGGGCCGTGCGAAGAAAATGCCGCCGCTCAAGGATCTTGTCGGTTCCAAGGCCAAAGCGAAGAAGCCGACGGTCATGTCCGCCGACCAGATGTTGACGATGGCGCGCATGTGGTCGGCCGTCGCCGGACCTCCAACTGAAAAGGATAGCCATGAATAACGTCGTTGTCGGCGCGCTTCGCGGCGTCCTGACGCTGGATACCGGGGATTGGACCCCAGCAATCAGGGGCGCCAGGGGCGATCTTTCATCCCTGCGCACCGCGTTCGAACAGATCGGGCGCACTCTCGACGACGTCTCTCAAAAGGCGCGCAACTGGGGCGTCGGCCTGACCGCTGGCGTCACCGTTCCGCTCGGCGCGCTCGCCGCGACGTCGAACAAGACGGCCAGCGGCTTCGAGGCGTCCATGAAGCGCGTCGAGGCTGCCTTGCGCGGGGTCACCGGTAAGGAACTCAAGCAGCTCTCTGATCAGGCTCGCGAGCTTGGCCCACGCGTGGGCAAGGGGGCGACCGAAGCTGCTGACGGTATCGAGGCTCTCGGCCTCGCCGGTGTATCGACGTCCAACATTCTCGGCGGTGCCCTGAAGTCTTCGCTGGATCTCGCAGCCGCTGGCGCTGCCCCAGTGGCCGAGGCAGCTGCCCTCGTCACCGATGTCATGGGCCAGTTCAAAGTTCAGGCGTCCGGCCTGCCCACCGTTGTCAACGATGTGGTCGGCTCGCTGGATGCATCGAAGTTCGGCTTCATCGATTTCCAGCAGGCCATTGCGCAGGGCGGCGGCGTCGCGGCGTCCGCCGGCATCAACTTCCGTGACTTCGCCACTGCGATCGCGGCTACCAGCACGCAGTTCTCCAGCGGCTCGGACGCGGGTACGTCGTTCAAGACATATATCCAGTCCCTCGTACCCGTCTCGAAAGAGGCAGAGTACGCGATGAAGACGCTCGGCATCGAGTTCTTCGACATGCAGACCGGCCGCATGAAGCCCCTCGCCGAACAGGCTGAGGTTCTGCGGAAAGCCTTCGACGGCCTATCCGACCAGTCGAAGACCGATGCCCTGAAGACCATCTTCGGCTCTGACGCCGCACGTACCGCCATCGGTCTGATGGAACAGGGCGCCAAGGGCATCGCCGACCTGCAGAAGGAGATCTCCGAGGGCGATGTCGGCGCGAAGATCGACAAGCGGCTGGAGGGTGAGGCTGCTGCCACGACACGGATGGCGAACGCTTGGGAGAGCCTGAAGATCGCTATAGGCGAGGCAGGTCTGACAGCGCTGATCACCAGCGTGAAAAACGCGGTCGCGGGGTTCCTGGAAGCACTCTCTCGCGCCAGTCCGGAATTGCTGAAGGTCGGGGTGGTCATAGGCGCCGTTGCCGCAGCCCTGGGGCCGCTTGCCATTGCGTTCGGGGCGCTCGCGTCCTTCATCTTCGCAAAGCTGGCGCGTGGATTCGGCGCTCTCGGCTGGGCAATCAGCTACGTGATCGAGCCGATCGGAACTCTAGGCGCAGCGCTCGTCCGTTTGCTGGCGGGAGCTGGCATCAAGCAGGGCCTTGGCATTCTCGCCCGAGCTTTCCTCGGAATCGCCGGCCCCATCGGCTGGGCCGTCACTGCCGTCATCACGTTCGCGGATTCGATCATCCCGGCGCTGCAGCAGGTGTGGCAGACGGCCACCGAGACGCTCGGACCGCCGCTGACCGCGCTTTTCGACAAGGTGGGAGAGGTTGTTTCGAAGATCGCGTCCGGTCCGATCGGCGCGGGCTTCGGCAAGCTGATCGAGATATTTGGCACCGTGCTGGACGTCGCAGGCACGTTCGTCGCCGGTATCGTCGAGCTTCTCGGCGCCGGTCTCGTGAACGCGCTGGAGATCGCGATCCGCGCTATCACAGGTGTCGTCGACGTCGTCAGTTCAGTCGTCGACGTTGTCAGTGCGCTGCTACAGGGCGATTTCGCTGGCGCGTGGGAAGCCGCTGGCGCAGTCGTCGATGCTATCTGTCAGACCATCGTCGATGTCGTCGGCATGATGTACCCCTCTATCGCAGAGCCGGTCCAGGCGATTTACACGGCGGTAAAAGCGGTGTTGGTCGACGGCTTCAGCGATATCGCGACCGCATTCACCGCCATTGTCGCTTCCGCAGTGACGTGGGTCGCCAACGCTTTCCCCGGTGTGACCGCTGCGGCAAAATCCGTCTATGAAGGCGTGAAGGGCTGGCTTGTAGATAAGTTCGGCGGCCTGATGACGTGGATCGGCAACGCCGCGAAGTGGATCGGCGATAAGTATGGGGCCCTCAAGGATCGCCTTGGTCTTGGTGGCGCGAAGGCAGACAGCACGCCCGCCCCGCCGGAAGCTCCGAAGACACCCGCCGCACCTCCCGCGTCAGGCGGCAGCCGGATCGTGGACTTCACCCCGCCGAAGAACAGCCGGGCCAAGCGCACGCCCAAGGGGCGCGACACCACATATGATGCGGGCAATCGGGATCAGCTTCGCATCGAAGCCGAGCTGGATGCAGCCCGCGCCCGCGGCGACAAGGAAGCCGAACAGCGCATTCAGGATCAGCTTGCCCTTTCCAAGCAGGTGGAAGCCTACCAGCGCACCGGCCTGACGCTCGATCAGGCGCGCGTCGCCGCGCAGCGGGACATGAACGAAATCCATGCCGCCCGCGCGCAGGCCGCAGCACGCGAAATTGCCGACGAACAGGCGGCAAATGCTATCGATGTCGCCCGCCTCAACAATGATCGCGCCCTTGAAGAAAGCCTTGAACGTCAGGCCGAAGTGAAGCGCCGGATCGCGTTCTACTACGAGCAGACCAAGAACCTTGCCGAAGCCACCGCTCTCGCGGAGGCCGATCAGGCACAGATCGACGACGCGCGGGCCCGCGCCCGGCAGCGCTGGTTTGCCGACGACGCCCAGGACCGGGAATTGCGGCTGGCGCAGCAGCGCGGGGACAGCGAGGAGCATATCCGCCAACTGCAGCGCGAGGTCGATATTCGCGAGCGCATCCGCGACCTTCAGGACCAAGGCATGTCGGCCCCCGATGCCGCTGCGAAAGCCGTTGCAGAAGCAAGCGACCAGGAAAAGGCCCGGATCACCGGCGTTTGGCGGTCCACCATCCAAGACGGGATGCGGGCAGCGCTCGACGGGAACATCGGCGATTGGATGAAGAACTGGTGGAAAGACCGGATCGCTAAGGGAATGGAGGAGGCGATTAACAGCCTCGCTGATCTGATCTCCAAGCTGTTCTCGCGCGCTGGATCATCAAACGGCGGTGGGGGCGGCCTGTTTGGGTCGATCGGAAGCATTGTCGGCGGCATCTTCGGCGGCAGCAAGGTGACCCTTGGAACCAATGCGGCTGCGAGCGCCGCTGGAGCGGGAGTGAACTGGAACGACCTTCCCGGCTTTGCCACCGGCGGATCCTTCAAGGTCGGCGGGATGTCCGGGATCGACAACAACTTGATCGCGTTCCGTGCGACGCGCGGGGAAATGGTCGACATTCGCAAGCCAGGTGCGGACGGCGGCGCGCGACGCGGCGGTACCGTGCAGAACTTTTATGGGCCCGGTGCTGACGTGTTCTGGGGCCAGATTGACAATCGAGCGGCCGGGGTCGCCGCGCCGATGGCTGCTGCTTCCGGCGCACACGCACGCGCAGCGGCTGGTGGCGACATCATGCGGCAAGGCCGCCGCCGCATCCCTGGGAGATAACGTTTGGCCGTCATCAGCCTGCCGGACATGGCAGTTCCAAACTCAGCGATACCGTACCTGCGAGACTTCGGCGGCGTTCTGACCCCGTTCCTCGGCGGCCCGGAACAGCGGATCAACCGCCCCGGATCCCGTTTCGGCCTCCGCGTCACCCTGCCTTCCAAGCGCACCAAAGACGAGGCCATGGTGATCCAGTCGCGCCTGCTGCGCGCGCGAGAGGATCGCCTGCTTATGGCGTGGCCACAGCCAGATTTCGACACCGGCAATCCCGGTACACCGAAACTTTCGGCTGCGGTCGCCAGTGGCACCATCATCCCGCTTTCGGGCCTCAACGCCGGGTACGCGATCAAGGAAGGCCAGTTCGCCTCCATCATCCATGCCGGACGGCGGTACCTGCACATGTTCACCGCCGACGCCGTCGTAACGGCCGGGGGTGCGGTGACCGCGTCGATGTGGCCGATGATTCGCACGCCCCTCTCCGCTGGCGACGTCGTCGAGATTACCCGTCCGATGATCGAGGGCCTCATCAACCCAGGCGACGAGCTGAGCTGGCAGATTGCCGTTCAGCGCGTGGCCGACTTTAGTTTCACAATCGCTGAAAGTGCGTGATATGTCCGACCCGATGACTCAAGAACTCAGCGCGGCGCAGCGCGCCGAAGTGGAATTTGACCTCCAGGCCGCGCGAGAAGAGCTGGTGGAGCGCCTGCGCAACCAGATGACTTTCGCCGAAAAGGCACTAGCGGCCATGATGCTCGCAAATGGCGGCGCCCTGATCGCGCTGTTCACGTTTATCGGCAACACGGTCGGTAAGTCCGATGCGCCGCTTAAATTCAGCACTTCGTACCTCTGGGGAGGTTTCGCGTTGTTCTCGCTAGGTGTTGCCCTGGTGCTGGTGACCCACCTCTTTGCTTTCTTCAGCCAGTTCAACTTCTATAACCAGGCTGGGGAGGAACTCTGGCGTCATCAGCGGACGCTTCGCACCAATGTATTCGACACGGATACGTCGGCCGAGGAAGCGGAAAACCGGCGCGGGAACACTCATCTCTCTTGGGGTATCGCCACCCTTATCTGCTCGCTCGTTTGTTTTCTCGGCGGAGCTGGATTGTCTTTGGCTGGCGTCCTGCCGGCCTAGATTCAACCCACCGTTGTAACCCGTGCGGCTGCCCTCGAAGGGCGGCCCGATCACGTATGGGGATTTCACTTGGATCCGACCCTCAAGAGCGCTTTGGCGCAGCCATCGGTGTGGATGTTCGGCGCGGTGCGCATAGAACTCCCCGACTATGACCTGCGCCTGCTCGACGGCGCCGCGACGGTTGTTGTCGCTGGCGAGAGCTATTCCGGCCTCGACGCCACCTTCGGCTCCATCTCCGCGATTTCCGAGCTGACCGAGGAGATGGGCGATAACGCCCCCGAGATCACGATCACGCTCAATCCGCCCGACCTCAGTGCCGCCGCCGTGCTGGCGCATCCCGAGATGCAGGGCAGCGTCATCCGGCTCGTCGCCGGTGCGCTCGATCCCATCACCGGCCTTTCCATCGGGCAGCCCGAGACGCTGTTCCTCGGCGAGATCGACGTGCCGAAGATAGATGTCGATTCCTCCGGCGTGCGGACGCTGGATTACACCGCCGTTAGCGTCTTCGAGCGCCTGTTCGAGGTCGAGGAAGGGCAGCGCGCCTCCAACGGCTGGCACCAATCCATCTGGCCGGGGGAGCGCGGACTGGAATTCATGACCGGCACCGACGTTAACCTGTACTGGGGCGTGAAACCTCCGAAGGGCAGCGGCACCGCCAAGGGCGGGTCGCTCTGGTCTCCCAACAGCGCGAACATGGCCGTCGCATGACCCCGCTCGAGCGCCGTCACGCTGCCATCGAGGCGACCATGGCCAGGTTCCGCGATCAGCCCTTCCAGTGGGGCCAGGTTGACTGCGCACGCGTGGCCGCCTTCCACCTTAAGCAGTTGGGCTACAAGATCGCGATCAGCAAGGCAGGCCGGTACCGCACCGCAATCGGGGCCGCGAAAGCGCTGAGCCGCCTCGGTTACGCTAGCCTTTCCGAGATGGCCGATGGCCTAGGCCTCATCCCGATCGCGCCTGCCCGCATGCTGCTCGGGGATATTGCCGAGGTCGAGGGAGACAGTCCGGTCGGCACGATCGCGCTCTACGCTGGCAACGGCAATGTCTTCGCCTTCCACCAAGATCACGACGGCTTGGTCACCGCCACACCGAACGCCGCCTCGATCCTTCGCGCCTGGAGCGTTCTCTAAATGTCGAAGATGCTCCGCACCGCTGGCATGGTCGTAGCCGCTGTTGCGCTGGTGGCGACCACGGCTGGTTTGGCCGCCCCGGCCGTGGTCGGCGCTGGCGGCGCGGTAGTGAGCGCTGGCGGTATCGCGGGCGTCTCCGCTGCCACGCTCGGCGCGATCGGCACCTATGGCGGCCTTGCTGCCGCAGCGCTCACCTCGATCGCCGCTGCCACCGCGCCAGGGGTTTCCGCCCAGGGCAGCGCGAGCAAATTCACCACGAACCCGCAGAGCGGCCTGCCCTATGCCATGGGCCGCACCCGCATGTCGGGCCTGCGCTTCTTCGCGGCCACCAACACCCGGCCGGGCTACACCAAGTTCAACGATCTGCTCTGGTTCGGCGCGCTGCTGTCTATCGGCGGGCCGATCGAGGGCATCGAGAAGTTCACGGCCGACGGCGAGGTGGTGTCCTTCGACACCAGTGGCAACGCGATCGGCGACTTCCGCGACTACATGGCCCAGAAGGTCCACCTGGGCGGGCCGATGTCCACCGCGCTGAACCTGTCCCTGGGTGGCGGAACCGCGCCCGGCTGGACCTCGGCGCACAAGCTCTCCGGCATTACCCATGCCATGTGGTGCCTGCGCTACAACAAGCAGGGCGAGATGTACGGCGCCGGTGCGCCGGAGCCCGCCTGGATCGGCAAGTGGGTCAAGGTCTACGATCCCCGCCTCGACAGCACCTATCCCGGTGGTTCCGGCTCCTGCCGCGCCCTGGACGAAAGCACCTATGTCTGGTCGGATAACCCCGGCCTGCACGCGCTCACCTGGGCGCTGGGCCGCTGGCAGAACGGCGAGCGGACCTGCGGCATCGGCGCGCCGGTCGAGACGATCCGCATGGCGGAGTTCGTCGAGTGCGCCAACGTCTGCGAGGCCAACGGGTGGAAGGTCGGCGGCGTCGAGTGGACCACGGACAGCAAGTGGGACACGCTGAAGCGGATCCTGCAGGCGGGCGGCGCGAAGCCGACGCAGACGGCCGCCATGATCGGCTGCCTGGTCAACACCCCGCGCACGGCCATCGCCACGATCGAGAGCCGGCACCTTCTCGACGGCCTGTCCTTGGCCGCGACGAAAAGCCGCCGCGAGCGCATCAGCTCCGTCATTCCCCGGTACGTCGACGAGGATAGCGACTGGTCCGTCATCAGCGGCACCGCCATCACCGTTTCGGAATACGCCACGGCCGACAAGGGCAAGCGGACCAAGGAAATCGACTTCCCGCTGGTGCAGGTGTTCTCCGGCGAAGAAGCGAAGCAGCCGGGCCAGCTCGCCGCCTACGAGATCGTCAACAGCCGCGAGGCGGGGCCGTGGGCCTTCACGACCGGGCCGGAGTGGATCGGCCTGAAGACGGGCGACGTCGTTTATCTGCACGTCCCCGAAGAGGGCTTGGTCAATCAGCCGGTGATGATCACCCGCCGGGCGATCGATCCGTCCACCGGCAAGGTCTCCTTCGCGGTCGAGACCGAGACCTATGCGAAGCACGCCTTCGCGCTCGGCGAAACCACCACGCCGCCCGCCCCGTGGTCGCCCGTTGCCCCTGACCTGAAGCCGCCTGCTCCGGTTGAAACCGAGTGGAGCGTCTCCGGCACGACATCCGGCGAGGGCTTCCCGGCCCTGCTGGTCGCTGGCGACAGTGAAATGCCGTCCGCCGACGCAATCGTGATCGATTACCGCCTTCATAGCGAGAACGAAACTGCAACTGACGGCTGGACGAACTCGGCGATTCTGTCGGCAATCGACACGGTACGGCATGTCATCGCGCCGCTCGAAAGCCAGACACCCTACGACGTGCGGGTCAGCTACCGCGTGGGCACGATCGACGGCGATACCACGATCTTCGAGCAGGTCGTCACCGGCGTCGGCAAGATCACGACGATCGAGAACCATCTCGAGGACCAAGACGAGCAGCTCGCCCAGCTCGACACGGACATTGCGCAGGCCACGATCAACATCGCGGCGGCTCAGGCGACGATCGTCCAGATGCAGGCCGTCGCGGCCGAGACGAAGGCCGAGCTGGAAGCCGATATCGCCTCGATCAATGCCACGGCCGATCAGATCCAGGCCGATGCCGCAGCGACCCGCGCCAGCCTCGCCACCGCGCAGGCCGACATCATTGCGGCGGGCGGCCGGATCGACACGATCGAGACCACGCTGGGCGACCAGAACGCGTCGATCACCAGCCTGGCGCAGACGGTCAGCAACCACACGGGGCGGCTCGCGTCGATCGATACCACGCTCACGGCGAATGGTGCGTCCATCAATCAGAACGCGCAGGCCATCAGTGCCGTGCAGGGCGATCTCGCCTCGCTGTCGAGCACGGTGTCGACGCAGGGTGCGTCGATCTCGCAGAACGCCCAGGCCATCACGGCGGCGAACCAGAACATCGCCAGCCTCTCCTCCACTGTCACCGCGCATGGGGCGTCAATTAGTCAGAATGCGCAGGCGATAAGTTCTCTCAACTCGAACCTCACGACGCTAACGACGCGCGTAGCTGCCGCCGGAACGAACCTCCTTCCGAATGGCGGTCTTGAGAACGGCTTCAACTCAGGCATCCAGGCGATTGGCGGCTTCGTGTTCTCGGCATCCCCAGAGTGGGGGGCTTACGCTTACACAACCGTCAATGGCTTCCATCTGTTTGCATTCGCCAGCCTCATCGGACCGCAGGTCGGCGCGCGCTATACCTTCGCTATCGATGCTCTGGCTTACGGTTCGTCGGACATCGCCTGTGACATGGTTTGTGTCGACAGCAATAGCAACGAGCTGGCGACCAGCAATCGCACGGTCATGCCCGGGCAATACAATTTCAGCAACGACGACAACCGGCGAGCAATGTCGGCTAGCACGATCACGGTTCCCAACGGCACCGCGCAGTTGGTTTGCCGCGTTCTGGGGACGGTCCGAAATGGTCAGATAATCGGATTTCGCCGCGCCAAGCTTGAGAGCGGCGCTCAGTGGTCGCGCTATTCGGCAGAAGCGAGCGTCGTTCAGCAATTCCAAGCGCTCTCGGGACTAACCGGCCAGTACGCCTCGCTATCGACGACCGTATCGACGCACGATGGATCAATCACCACGCTGCAACAGTCGATGAGCTCCGCCCAAGGCAGCATTTCAAGCCTTGAAAGCCGGGTCACGACGATAAACGCGAACGTCGGACAGAATGCCTCGGCGATCTCCGCCGTAAATCAGAGCGTAGCCAGCTTGAGTAGCACGGTGACCTCGCAAGGTGCCGCGATCTTAACCGCGCAGCAAGCGATTACCAATCTCAACAGTTCAACCGCGATCCTAACGACGGTTCTGACCGCAGGTAGCAACCCGAACTTGGTCAAAAATGCTGGCTTCGAAACGGGCAACTTACAGAACTGGAGCGCGGCCGGAATGACTTTCGGTGTCGGCGCGTCTGGTGGTTGGGGCATGGTCGCTGCTGGATACTCCAACATTCCAGACAATAGCTACGCTTTCCTTGATAGCGAGGCTTTCCCGGTTTTCGGCAATGCCTGGTATACGGCAACGGCGGACAGCGTTCTGCGGGTCACTGGCGGATCGGCCTGGTGCAATGTTCAATTGCTCTTCTTCGATGGCAATGGGAACCTAGTCGGCAATCCGCAAAGCCAGTTTCGCAATGCTGACCACGACTTCACCTCGGATGGCAGCAGTCGGAAGGTGCTCCTTGCATCCGGTGTGACGCCTGCGAGCGCGGTTTCGGCCAAAATACGACTAGCCGCATACAAGGTCACAGGCGTTCTGACAGTTGTCGGATGGCGTTTAGCCAAGGTCGAGCAAGGCCAAATTGCGACGGCGTTTTCAAGCGAGGCATCCGTCACGCAGGCGTTTCAAGCCCTCTCCACCCTGAACACCCAATACGCCTCCCTGTCTTCCACGGTCAGCACTCAGGGCGTGACGGTGTCTCAGCACTCCACCGCGATCACGACGATCAACAACAACGTGACGACGCTATTCGGCCGCGCGGCGCTGACTGTCGAGGTGGGCGGAGTGATCACTGGTTGGGAAACGAACAACAACGGCGCTACCGGAGATTTCAAAATTCGGGCCGATCGTTTCCAGATCGTGACAGCTGCTGGCGGGACTAAAACCTTCGAAGCGCGTCAGGGGACCATCATCGGCTATTATTCGAATGGGAGCAAGATGTACCAACTCGGCGAGCAATCGGTCGCCTGATGGTCGCAGGTCTTCGCCTCTGGAACCCGGCAGGAGCGGTGGTGTTTGACACCACTTCTCTGGCTGGCCGCTACGGCGGAACCCTGACGCTGACGGGGCCGCAGCAAGGTAGCTTCGTCATTTCAGACCTACAACCGGGCAATCAGGTTTGGCTAAACGTCCAATTCTACAACATTCCGTTCCTCAGCATGCAGGACGCGATCGCTCGCCTGAATGGCGCGAACACGATCGTCTATAACACCATTAACCTCCCGGCCGGTTCTATCACCGACATCCATTACGGGTTCCAATAGCATGGCGGTAGCGGGAGTTATCTGGGCCTCTGATGGCCGGGTCCTGTTTGACACGCGTTGGCCGCAGATGGTGCTCGTCGCAAAAGGCCGCATCACCGCGTCAGGCCAGACTGCAAACCTCAATGGGGGGCGCAATCCGATCATTGCCTACCGCCCCGTCAATTGCAGCGCGGCCGTCGTCACCGAAAGCCGATCAGGCTCGAATTTCGGGTTCAATTTCGGCATCTACAACCCGTCGACCGGCTACTATGTCGACTACTGGATCTATGATCGCGTCCCGCCTCAGAAGCCGACCAGCGGCGTTTCCCTCGCGCTGTTCGACGAATCTGGAAACACCACCTTCCGCGCCGATGTTACACCCATGGTGGTTGCCCCGAACGCCGTAGAGCCTTCCGGCCGGACCTATGCCATTGCTCCGAGCGTAGGGCCTTACTGGCGCGAAGACGTGAATATCGACATCAACACCGAAGGCATTCCGGTCACGCAGCGTCTCACTGAGATTGGCGGTTGGCGGTACGGCGGCGGCGGGTTCTACATCGATCCGCGCCCAACCAACGATCATTTCGGCTTGAATTCGGACGGGGCTTACGACCCCAGTCTTAGCTACTGGGTTATTCTCGATGTCACCAACCACTGATCTGCTCATCATCGGATCGTTCGCGGCGCTGGTTCACGGTGTCTTGCCCGCATGGCGCGCGGGGCAATACCGCGACGTCGATTTCGTCGGCACGCCGGAAGCGGTCGAGGGGCTCCTCGACTGGTATGGATATGATGCCGTGTCGCCTTCGCCAGACCGCTTGTTCGTCACCAACAGGTTCGCGCTCGCCTTTGACATCAGTCTGCGGGGGCATTTGATCCCGACCGTCGCTGATCATGCAGACCTTATGGAAGTGGAGATCAACGGCCTGGAGATCACCTGCCTGGTGGCCCGGCCGGAACTGGTCTTTGCCCTCCGCGAGGCCTCCTGGGATCTCGTTCCCGTTCACCGCGACAAGGCTCAGCGCGACATCGATGCCTACCGCGAATTGGGCATCGCGATCGATCCTGCCTTGGCAGAAGCTGCTCAGGCGTTCCGCAAGGATCGCTGACGGCCGTCCCTGGGCTGCCTTTTAACCTCTTACACCCTCACTCCCACAGGAGAATTCATGCACAACCTCGTGAAGCTGGTCCAGGCCAGCGGCAAAGCCCTCGTCGTGCCCGCAAGCGCCATCTCCGGCGGCATCGTCCGGTCGCTATCCGACAGGGAGAAAGAAGCCAATCCGAACGGCGCCGCGTTTGTCTGGCTGGTACTCGACGGCCAGGCGCAGAGCGCGCTTGTGCGGGAGCGCATGGGTTTCATCCTCAACAAGGCGGGCGGCAGCTCGTCGGAGCGCGAGGTGATCGAAGGTGCGGACGGCGAGCGAATCTCGATGCCGCGCGCCGCATTCTCCTACGCGATCGAGAGCGAGCGGATCACGGACGGCCGGGGCAAGCTGGTGTCGGCCGAGACCGCCGCCTTGAAGGAAAAGCGAGGCGAGGAACTGGTGCGCTCCGACGCTACGGTGCTCAAGACAACGCTGCGCAGCGCGATCGGCACCGTGGACTTCTTCGTGAAGGACAGCGCCGCCGACCTGCTGGACCGGTTCACCGTCGAAGTGTCCGAGGATGACGGCAGCGAGGAATACGACGACGACGGCAACCTAATCCCGGCCGAGGTGCCCGCCGCCTCGAAGCCGCGGGGCCGCCGCACCAGGTAGTCTCAGTCGCTGATCTTGCTCCAGTTCGGGCCGTCGTGGACGCCGAGCTGGTCCATCAGCTCATTCATCGCGCTGCGGGGCTGCTCCAAGCGGATCAGTTGGGCGCCCTTCAGATCGACATGGTTGATCGCGAAGGCCTGCCCCCGATCATCCATCAACACCACGACCATGCGCCGGGCGCCCAGGTGCTCGCCCAGATTGTCCGTGTCAGGGACCGGGCCATCAGGCGTCGGCGCGCGTCGTGCCCAGTCCTTCATCTGATCGACCGGGCTGCTCTTCTCTTCCGACACCGCTTCACTCCGCTGCTTCGGCCGCGACCATACCACCCCACAGGAGAATGACCATGGCCCTCACGCCAGACCAGCTGCTCGCCCAGCGGGCAGAACTCGATAAGCAGATTGCCGTCGCGAACCTGCCCGGCCTCAAGGCCTTCAAGGCCGCGCTGGCCAGCGGCAAGGTCGCGACCCTCGCCGAGGATCTCACCACGCTGCTGCCGCAGCTCGCTTCCGACAATACTCAGGGGGCACCCTTCCAGCAGGCCAATGCGCTCATCAGCGTGGTGCGCGGCGTGACCGACATGTTCGACCGGGAGGTCGCGCGCGTCCAGGCGCTCGCTGACGCTCAGACGAGCACGGCCGAGTAAGGGCCTTGGCCCCGCTCACGGCGCCCGACTACTGGGCCGACGTCATGCGTTGGTGGGCCTTCGTCGGCGCGCCACTGGGGGCGGTGCCCCTCGCCCGCAAACTGCGCGAACTGGCCGCCCTGTGGCACCTCGGCATCCGGGACCCGGTGACGGTTCCGATGAAGGTTATCCTCCTGGCGGGCGGCGCGCTGCTCTCCTTCCTCTGCTTCAGCTTCGTCGCCGGTCTCGTGATCCCATTCACCAACCGCGTCCCCGGCTTCGACATGCAGAGCATCAGCTTCCGAACGGTGATGGCCGCCGCCTGGACGCTGGCGGGCATCGGCTCCTGGGGCTCAGCCGTCGCGTTCAACCGCGGGCGATGGTTCATGGCTGGGGCGGCGGCCTCATGGTTCGTGGCGGTCAGCTTCGTCACTGTTGCAACGGCGGGGTGAGCATGCGGGCAGATGCAGTCGCGAAGTACGCCCCCGCCCTCACCATGGCCCCCATCGGGGCGCTTGATCCCATCTACGGCAGCATAGCGTTCGGCATGGTCACCGGCTGGCTGGCAATCGCAGGCGTCATGCATGAGCAGGGGCGCCCCTTCCGCGAGATCCGCCGCGCCATGGTGACCTCGCTCCTTATCGGCGGCGCCGGCGCGCTCTTCGCCCTGCTCGCCGTCAGCAAGCTGCGGCTGGACCCGCTCGGCGCGGCCATCGCATCCTTCAGCATCGCGTTCGGCGGGGTGAAGGCCATCAAGTCGCTATCCGGCGCGGCCCTCAAGGTCGTGCAGTGGGTCTTCGTCAACCTCGCCGACGATGCCGAGAAGATCGGCCGCGAGCGCGCCAAGGCCCAGCGCATGCTTTCCGAAAACACCAAGGCAGACAGGGCCCGGCTGGGTCTCAAGGAGGATTGACCATGGACGTCCGTACCCTTCAGCGCACCCTCGGCGTCACCGCCGACGGTGCCTTCGGCCCGATCAGCCGCGAGGCGCTCCGGTCCCGATTCACGAACATGCACGCCCCGGCGGTGACGGCCGGGGAGATCGCCGCTTTCGCCGCTCGGCTGGGATGCAGCGTCAAGCAGATCAACGCCGTCGCCAAGGTCGAAAGCTCTGGCGGCGGATACGACAGAAACGGTCGTCCCAAGATCCTGTTCGAGCGGCACCTGTTCCACCGGCAGACCGGCGGAAAGTGGTCTAAGACGTCTTTCAGCGATCCGGCTGCGGGGGGCTACGGCCTGGATAGCTGGGACAAGCTCGGGCAGGCCTGCGCCAAAGACCCGGACGCTGCCTTCGCCTCGTGCTCGTGGGGCAAGTTCCAGGTGCTCGGGCAGTGGTGGGACAAGTTCGGCTTCGCCAGCTCCTACGAGCTGGCCTTCTCGACCGTCGCAAGCGAGGCAGCGCATTACGAGCTGCTCGCACGCTATATCGAGGTCTTCGGCTTGGTGGACGAGCTGCGCGCGCTCAGCACCAATCCCGCAGACTGCCGGGCGTTCGCCAAGGGTTACAACGGCCCGGCCTACGAGAAATACGCCTACCACACCAAGCTCGCGGCAGCGATGGCATGACGACGAAGTGCGACCGCGACGGGGACCGGGTCGTCCTCATGCTGATCGGCGGGGGAATCATAGCGATCATCCTCGCCATCATCGCCTCGCTGGCCTTCGCTCGGCACATGCCGGACTGGGCCGAAAGCGTGCAGTCCGCGATCGTCGGCGGCGCGCTGGTGAAGCTGGCTGATGTGCTCTCTGCCCTGGTCACGCTGTCCGGCGGCCGGGAGCGGGAGAAGCTGACCGACCAGCTCTCCCAGTCCACCCCGATCGCCGAGCCCCAGCAGGTGCAGGTTATCAACGGGCCAGATGCACCGGTGCCGGTGGAGGGCCAGCCATGATTGCGCTCGCGAAAACAGCGTGGAAGTGGGTTGGCGGCCTGCCGGGTGAAGCGTGGATCCTGATCGGCGGGGTCGCGGCTCTGGTCGGCTTTCTCGTCTGGAACCATTTCGACAACGCGACGGCGATCGAGCAGCACGACCAGGCGCGCGCGGCTGCCGGTGCGGCTGGGCGCGAGAAGTCGGCCGAAGAGAACGTGGCCGCCGCCTTCGAGAACCAGCGGCTCCGCGACCAGCGCGACGCGGCGATCGCGCAAGCCGCCGCGACGGAAGCGGCCAAGCCGCCCGAAGCGCGCGCCACGACCACGCCGCAGGCCCTCGCCCTCAACTGCGCCATCGCCCGTGAGGACTACACGGCCGCCGAACTGGCGAAGATGTCTGAATATCAGGAGCATTGCCGATGATCCGCCTCGCAGCCATCTCGCTCGCCCTGCTGGTGGCCGGGTGCAAGACATGTCCCGCTCTCGACTTTCCGCGCGCGGGGGACGTCGCGGCCATCACCGAGCCGCGCCCGAAGATCCCGCCCGCCGCGCTCGACCCGGAAAACCCGACTGCCGCCGCGAACTACCAGTCGGCGGATCGCGCATGGAGCAAGGCGGTCAGCGATTCTGGCGGGCGAATCTGCCGTTACCTGGCGCGTCTGGGAATGCCGGGCATCACATGCCCTCCCGCCCTACCAGATGACGCCGCAGCGCGGGGAGACGCTGCTGCGTCTGGGAGGTAGCTGCGGACCGGGCTCGACACCGGCTGTCAGGCTATCTCGTTTCACCTGACCCGACCGCCGAAGCGGTGACTTGAGCGGGCGCGTCCTTCCGCGCTGCCGCAGCCTCATGAAAGGTATCACGCTCGAAGCACGGAACAACCGCCCTTGCCACATGTTAACCCATCACCTCGGCGGATCACCCCCTGTCTCCACCGAGTTAGAGGCCGTCCCTTTCCCGGGGGCGGCCTCTCGCATTAGAAGGCTACGACACTCACCAGGATCACGCAGCAGCCGAGCGCCGCCATTGTTCGGCGCACGCCGCGCCCGAATGATCCATCTGCGAGTATGGCCGTACCAGCCAACGATAAGCCGAAAATAACGGCGAAAAGCAGAAGATAGAGACTATCGATCGACATCAGGTATCCGCCTTACCGATTCTCCAGAATTGACGGATTAGCACGTTCCAACGGCCGTCAGATAAAAATTTGATAACCTATTGGAACTTTTCGCGACTTCGGACATTTTGTCGCCGGTCCTCAGGAAGTAACTCTGTTATCTACCAAGGCCACCCTTTTGCGCGTGAGCGCAAGGCGACCCAAAACTTGAAAGCCCGGGGCGATCAGAGGCCTCGGGCCTTTTCAGTTATCGTCTCAACTTGTGAAGCCGCGAAAAGGAACTGTCTCACCCTTTCCCCAGGGTGCGCGGACGCGGAAGCCCTCCCAGCAGACCATCTCATGGTCTCCATCATGTCCTTTGGGCCGGAGGCAGAGCGATAGCCGATCCTCGCTCGGCGCGCTGCAATGCCCCGAGTTCAGCAGAAAGCCCGCGCGCGGGTAGGGGTGGACAGCGGCGCTCATAGGGAGAGCCAGTCAAGTTCGGCGTCGTCCAGCGCTTCCCAGTCGTCACCGCTGGCCATGCGCCGCTGGAGCCATTTCCGGGCATCTTCGATGTCCCCGGCGCGCGGGAGCGTCCGGTCCCCAGCCGCGGCATCGGCCAAGCCGCCGACGAAGCCGCTCCGGCCCTGTTGCGCTACAAGCCAGGTGCCGAAGGGTATCACCATGGCTGCGCTGACTTCCCGAATATCCATACCAAACCGTCCCGAATCGTCCCAAGGCGTTCGCCTCTGTTCCATATTTGTTCCGGTTTTGGAAGTGCGGCGGTCAGTTCCGACGGGGTCCGCTTAGGATGTCGTCGGCTGGGCACATGCCCTTCATGAGCATGTCGGCCCATTCCTGAGACAGCTCGCGGCGGCGCTCCATATGTCCGGCGCGGTCATAGGCCGCCTTCACCTTGTTCTCCGGGACGTGCGCGAGCATCAGCTCGATGACGTCCGAATCGTCCAGTCGCCGCCGCTTCTTGGCCAGATCGTTCATGGTGGTGGAGAAGGTCGCGCGCCAGCCGTGCGGGACGTGCCGCCCGTGATAGCCCACGCGGTTGTAGAGGTAGCTGGTCGCGTTGCCGCTTAGCGGGCGCCCGCTGCTCCGGTGCCCAGGGAATACCAGCCGCCCCCGGCCGGTAAGCCGCCGCACGGCGCGAAGGACGTCGACAGCCTGCCAGCACAGCGGCACGAGGTGCTCGAAGACCTCTTCGTCCTTCAGGTCGACCTTCAGCTTCATCTTGTGCGCTGGGACCCGCCATAGCGGCAGGAACGGCCCGAAATGGCGGTCGCTCCAGTCGATGCCCTCGAATTCATCCCATTCGGCGGCGCAGACCATGCCCGGCCGGGCCTGTGTGAGCGCAAGGAGGCGCGAGGCGAGCTTGGTGATAGGCGACGCGGCGCTCGCCTCCGCCGCCTTCAGCAGCTTGCGCCCTTCCGTCGGGTTGGCCAGCGCCGGCTGCCGCCCCTTTTTGGGCATAGGCTTGAGTGCCTTTAGCACGACCGCTGCGGGATCGACCGTGGCGATGCCCTCACCGATCGCATAGACGAATACGGCCGACACGCGCTGGCGCAGCCGCCGCGCTGTTTCGATCGCTCCGCGGTCCTCGACGACGCGCAGGACCCGCAGGATGGTGGGCGAATCAATCTCCGCCAGCGGAAGGGATCCGAAGAAGGGGAAGATGTCGCGTTCGAGGGTCATCATGACGTCGGCCTGATGGGTCGGCGTCCAGCGATCCTTGTACTGTTCATGCCAGGTGCGTGCGATCGTCTCGAAGCTCAGGGCCTGCGCCTCCTCGAACCGAGCCTTCCTCTTCTCCTCCTGCTTGCGCTTGCGCGCGCCGGACGGATCTTCGCCGTTACGGATGCGCTGCCGCGCCTCGTCGCGCTTCGCCCGCGCCTCGCTCAGCTTGACCTCGGGATAGGGGCCGAAGGTGAGCAGCTTCTCCTGCCCGTGAAGGCGGAACTTGAAGCGCCAGGACTTCAGGCCCGTCTTCGCGACATAGAGATAGAGACCATTCGCGTCGGACAGCTTATAAGGCTTGTCGCGCGGCTCGGCGTTTTTCACTTCCTTGTCTGTCAGCAT